AAACAAATAAACTTATGATTGCAATTGGTGATAAAATTATACCTGGGGGGATAGGAAAACCTATTGCTCCTATTAGTAAAGAATCTGATAATGATAATGAATATATAACTGCTAACTTAGTTTTTAGTAGAAATGATGTAGAACTTGAGAAACTATATATTTTTGTTTACAGACGTGAATTTAATGGTTGGGATAATAAATATTTAGTAACATTTACTGATGCGGATGTGTTAACGACTGGTATTAATACAAAAGTTGCTGATATGAATTATAACGATAATACGATAACTTTACAAAATTTTATAGATGATATAGAGTTTTATTCACCTGTTTATCTATATCCTATTAATTTACCTGAATAAAAACATTAATAAAAACATTAATTATTTTAACTTAACAGTGGGGGGGGGGTGAAAGCTCTGCCCTCATCACTATTATGATAGCAGTAGGAAGTATAAAAATATAGCCAATATACACTGGAACTTAGGAAATTGATGAAACATACGTTTCAACTACTTTAGTGTATCGGAAACATATTCCGGTTACTACATGGGAATATGTCTTTTCAATTGATAGCACAACTTACAATGCTCCTGCTACCGGGGGTAGTACTGTTGTAAATATAACATCATATAAAAAGAAGTTAATAGATGGAATAGAAACAGGAGAAACTGAAACTGTAAATGTTAGTGCAGAATATTCAAGTGGAACAGATTTTACCTCGTTAGACAGAACACAGTTACCAAATAAACTTACTATAACTTATCCAGAAAATAAAACAGAATCATCTAGAACTGAAATAGAAGTAATTGAACAACAAGAATCTGGTAAAAAACTATATTTTACAGCATCACAAAATGCAGGAGTTATAACATACAATTACACGTTTAATCTTGGCTATTACTCTTATGATTCCCAAGCTACTGCAAATTCAATAGGAATTGTGGTTGTGTCATACAAAACAAAAATTATAAACGGAACATCTACTGGAGAAAATACTACTTTATCATATTCTGTTAACAGATCAAGTGGATCTGATTTTGTTAACCTACCTGGCAGTAGTGTTAGTGGAGATATGACATTAAATATTCCTGAAAATACAAATACTTCTTCACGTACAGAAGTTATAAGGTTTACTTAGTCAGAAAGTAGTAACTATAAGGATTTTACTCTTTCATAGGCAGCTGGTACAATAACTTGGGATTATGTATTTTCTATAGATAAAACCCAATATACTGCACCATCTACAGGTGGAAGTGTTACTGTTAATATTACTTCGTACAAAAAGAAAATTATTAATGGAAAGGATTCGGGTTAGACACAAACTGTGGATGTATCAGTAGAATATTCAAGTGGAGATAATTTTAATTCTATAAATAGAGAGGGATTACCAAATAGTGTTGTAATTAGTGTTGGCTCTAATCCAACTACATCTACACGTTCAGAACGTGATTATTTTATATAGAGTGAAAGTAACAAGACTGTTTATTTTGTATTTAATCAAGAGGCTTCATAGATTGAATATGTCTATGAATGTAGCGTTAATCCTGATAATTTTGATTGGTTTGGAGATGATTACCAAGAACATCAAACAGCAAAAATAACTTCTAAAAAATTAACCTATATTGGAGGAATCTTACAGAGTACTGAAAGAATTAACTACAGTACGGAAATTATAGAATATGCTCCAATATTTTTATACACACATGAGGAAAACTCCGATGGTGGTACACTTGACATATGGAATGCTGGATATAATGAAGCAGGTTATACCTTAAGCGCTGAAATTGGTATACATTTTGATAATCCTGAAAAAACTAGCAAGTAGATTACCTTATTACAATACAGTCAATAAAATGAACCCATATTTAGCACATATGACAAACAGTGAACTGTTAGAACAAATATACCTACTATTACTGTAGATAAATGTTAAAGTAAGTGAAATTGATAATGATAGTAAACAATTTGGCATGAACTTAGCTGCAGATTTATTAGGTAATATGCTAGATGATTAGGTATAGGGTAACAGAAGAACAGATAATAAATAATAATATGGAATTAGTATTAAAAAGAACATTTAAAGGAGATAAATACACTATAGGTAAACTATACTGTAAAGTATACTCAGATGAACAATACGCATCAGGAGAAGGATTTGAATTGATGTACATTTGTGATACTTTGGAAGATGTAGATAGAGGTCTAAATAAAGATATGACATTAACTGAAATCAGCAAGATAAAAATCAAGAGTAAGACTGCAATCCCTACTGGAGCTTATAGTGTTACTTTAGATATACAATCTCCTAAATTTAGGAGTTACAAGCAGTATTCATTCTGTAAAGGTTACTTACCTAGATTAGTAGGAGTTCCTGGTTATGAAGGTGTATTAATACATATAGGTAATACCCCAGATGATACAGACGGCTGTATACTTGTTGGTCAGAATAAAGTAAAAGGGCAAGTAATTAACAGTACTAATACATTTAAAGAGCTGTATAGTATGCTTAAAGAGCATAAAGATATTAATGAACAAATACAAATTACTATAGAATGAGAATATATTTAGTTATGACTGAATTTGATTACAGTCAGTATTGCGAACCAGATATACATACAAATGTAGATGCTGCGTTTGATTCTGAAGATAAAGCTAAGCGTTACATAAATGATACATTAGTTGCTGAGCTTATTGAAGAAGAAAGTAATCGTACTTATGTTAGTAGTAAATAGGAAGACGATATCTATACTATAGAGTTTGAAGATGGGTTTACTATCAGTGTGTACATAAAAGATATGGAATTAGAATGAAAACATCCTTAGTAAAAAATTAGAATATTTAAAGAAAACATTATGATAAGACAAGAAAAACCTAATTTCGTAGCATCTAAATATGCTCCAAATTATAAAGAAGTAACATACTGGATTGATTTATCCGCAGATGCTACAGGTAATGTTATTAAAAGTTACAACGGTAGTAAGTGGATAACTATCAACTACTCTGAAAATTCAGACCAATCTGAACGTATTAACACTATAGCTGGAAAAGTTGATACATTAGAACAATCTTTAGCTACAGAAATAAACAGAGCTACTGGTAAAGAATCTGAATTACAGACTAGTATTGGTACCAAGGCAGAACAGTCTGAAATTACTAGACTTGAAGGTATTATCACAGCATTGACTGATAGAGTAGAAGCATTAGAAAATGCTGCAATTTAATAATCGGGGGGGGGGTAAATTATGCACGGAACACAAGTAATTGTTGGAGAAAAGGCTGTAAGTGGTAATGTAAGGATAGAATAGGACGGAGTACTTGAAGTAGGTAAATATATAGATTTCCATGGTGATTATCCTAATACATAGTCTGATTATACATGTAGGTTGAAGGACGAGAGTACTGTATCTAGAACTATAGCATTACCTAATGGGGAAGGTACCATTGCACTAGATTCAGATGTTACAGCTGTTGACAATAGAGTAACTACTGAGATTAATAGAGCATAGGGCAGAGAATCTGAATTACAGACTAGTATATAATCTATCTTCTACTGTAAGTAGTAAGTTAAACGCTAGTGATCTTACTTGGGGTAATGTACGGGGAGCTATCATGTTTGACAATGAATTTAATTTTTCTGATGATTCTATGGGTGGTTATTGTTGGATTAATTATAGAGGTAAAAGTGGAAATAGCACTTCTGTTACTGATTTATATATAGGGAATGGCACTGGTAATGGAGGATAAAATATAATCAAATTACAATATCTGGAAGTTACAGTGATAATGAACTAGTTGGTATTGACGATATTCATCCTCTTGATTTTTATATTTTTGTTGCTGCGTATACCGGCAATTATTCTATAAAAGTTAAAATAAATAATGGTAATTTGGCATCTGTCGGAGCTCCATCTATAGGTTAGAGATTAGAATCTCGTGTGCAAAATTTATATTCATATGGCTTTACTAAACCTTCTGACGGAGGTTTATTTTTTGCATTTTATAATAATTATGAAGACGCTAAAACAGGAAATTTAGAAAAAGCTTTACTGATTAGTAATGTTACTAATAATAGTACCATATTAAAATGTAGTTCATCCAATGATAAAAAAACTGTTACTATTTTGTTATCATCCGAGTTTAATAACAATTTTTAGGATAGAATATCGTTGCATTTATCAAATGGTTTAACTGTATTAATAGATGCTAATATGTATGTAACAACAGTATAAACACGCAACAATAACCGCTATTAGTTTCTATTAAGTTTAATTAAACAATAGCAACTTATTTTAACACTATACGTTTTATAGTTATAATCTCGAACAATTTTCAGAGTCCTTGCTGATTTTATCCCCTTTTCAAATCAGCAAGGACTTTTTGGTTACCTTATCAAACTACTATCTATGAATTATTATCAGTTAGGAGAACAGACAATGCCGATCTTTAAGAATATGTTTAGCAGTATAGAGAAATTTACTATCAGTGCAATTGGTGGATTAGTGTCTTTATACTCTCCCGTCTACGCTCCTATATTAGCCTTAGCTACTATTATAATTTTAGATGTTATATATGAATGTAAGGTAAATAAGAAAAAAGGAGCAAACGATTTTGTTAGTAAACAAAAGAGATTATTTACTAAGATATTTTATAAGATACGAGACTCTATAGTAGCAATATGCGGTGCATTTACAATAGAAAAGTTTATAGTAACTTCAATTAATTTGCACGCAGTAGAATTTGTTGCAGGAGCTATAGCACTCGTAGAATTCTTTACTTTACTTGAACATTTAGGTAAATTACACCCAAAGTGGAAAGTATGGAATATACTTAAAGGTTTAGTAAAGAAAAAAGGGGAATAGCTATTAGATGTCAAATTAGATAAAGAACTTTCAGATGATACCAATCATAAACGTAATTAATTGGTTAAGAAAGAATTTCAAAGTAGTCGCAGTAGGTTTAGTTAGTTTACTTATTGCGACTATTTTTATATAGCACAATTAGTTACAAAAGAAGAACAAAGAAATAGACAGAATAACTAACAATATAAGAGCGTATGAAGAAATAGCTTCTAACGCTTAGGACAATAACAGAGTACTTCAGCTTACTATCGAAGATCTTAACCATAGCAAAGATAGCTTAATATAGCAAGTTAATAAGGTTAAGAAAGAATTAAAAATCAAAGACAAGAACCTAACTGAAACAAGTGTAATCAATACCGAGATTAATGATTCTGTGAAAACAGTAATCAAAGAAAAGTTAATAGACTTTAATGAAGAGCTAAAACTCAATGATTTAACAACTATCATAGTTAGTAGAAAGGACTCAATCCTAACAGCCAAAATTGATATAAAGAATCAACAGATTATATTTATAGAAGATAAGAAAGAATATAAACGCTCTTATAAAAATTGGCTACTTAGGTTCTTCCACTTTGATTTTAAGAAAATACATACCAAAAAATATCAAATTGTAAATTCAAATCCTTTAATTAAGGTAACAGATACTCGTATTATCGAGTTACCTAAATAAATAATATATTCAATAATTATTAATCAATAATAATATGCATAGAATATTTCGTGTAAAAGCTTATGAGATGGAACACGGTCCTCACTTTAATGAGGAACACGCTCGTAAAGCTGTAATGAAAATGGAAAACGAGGATGGTACTCATGGACCTCATTGGTCTTTAGAGGAAACTACAACCTTAGCTAATCAATATGGAGTTACCTTAATGGGTAAATTCAATCGTTATGATTGGTTCGTAGCATTGAACATGGTATATTCTGATTATTGCAAAGTACTTATGAGCATTACAGGCTCTAATAATACTAAATATTATGTTGAGTTTGCTAAAGCTTGGCTGAACGATAAAGATATCGAAGATGGCAAGATGTGGTATTACTATATATACGTAATGTGTGATAAAATCAGAAATGCAGAAATGGAACACTACGAAGAAGAAATGAAAGAACATGATGAAGATGAAGAATCTTACGGAATGTTCAGACGTGGTTCTAGAGGTGGTAGAAGAGGAATGTATACTTATAGTAGAGTATATCCTTACTCAAAGTATGAAGAAGAATACGACAAGTATAGCAAATCATACGATCACGAAAGTGAAAGAGAATATGATCCTTATGATAAATATAGCCATGGTAGATCTACTCGCTATATCAGATATTAATTAAAATCAATTTATAAATAAATCAATTATGTTAGAAGATAGAATTATCGTGCAAGATCGCGGTATTGACGCTGGTCTCGCTGCTTTGATGCAAAATGCTAATAAAGGTAACCTTGACCCTGCTGCTTTAATGGCTATGATGAATAACGGTGGCTTCGGAGGTAATGGTGGATGGTGGATCTGGATCATCTTATTGTTCTTCGTTTGGGGTGGTTTCGGTGGTAACGGCTTTGGTCGTGGTGCTAACGAAGCTGACAAAATCGCTACTCAGTTGAATACAGATGCTAATACAAGCTGTTTAATGCAGGCTATCAATGGTAATAAAGAAGCTATCAATCAGTTAGCTAGTACTTTGAATTGTGATATCAATGCAGTTCAATCAGCTTTGAATCAAATCAACGCTGGTGTAAGTCAGATATCTTGTGATACTAAATTGTCTAGTTGTCAAGTAATCAATGCCATTACCTCTGGTAATGCAAATCTTGCTTCACAACTCGCTAGCTGCTGCTGCGATCTTAGACAAGAAGTATGTGGTGTAAATAACAACATCACGAGAATGGGTTATGAAAATCAGTTGGCTAACTGTAACCAAACTAACTTGTTACAGAACACTATTACATCTGGTTTCAATAACTTAATGGCTGACAATGCTACTAAGTTCAATATTGTTGGTGCTAAGATAGATGCTCAAACTCAGATAATCAATGACAAGTTCTGTCAACTTGAAATGCGTGAAATGCAGAATAAGATTGACACATTACGTGAAGACAAAGCAGCTCTACAGTTATCAGCTTCACAGCAAGCTCAGACTGCTAATATAGTAAGTCAAATTAGACCTTGTCCGGTTCCTGCATATCTGACATGTAACCCTTATGGTTGCAATGGTGGATTCACAGGCTACGGATATGGATATGATAACTATAGCTGTGGTTGTGGTTGCTAAGAAAGGAGGTAATTATGTATCCTTTTTATGCAATAACTCCGTTTAACCCTTACTTTGGTAGACGTCGTAGATTACATACGATAACTGGTATACCAGTACTTAAAACTACAGGTGTAACAGCTACTACTACTCAAGTAAGATATGATGTTAATCATTGTGAATACAATGCTTTACCTAAAGAAGGTTTATTCTTTCTTGATGTAAAGCAAGTAAACCCAACAGGCAGTAATGCTTTACCAGTAGCTTTAAGTGAAGATGGTAATGAAGCTGTACCAACATCAATGTTACGTAATGCATTATCGGCAAATGTGTAGGCTGGAGATTTAAAATAGAATATCAGATATTTGATATACTATAATAAGTGTAACAGCGTATATCAGCTTGTAAATGCTTATCCAGCAACTATTACAGCCTAATAGTTAATAACAAAGGGCTCTTAATTGAGCCCTTTAAAATATATTTAATTATGTTATTTAATCAATTAAAAACAGGAGATAACGTCTATATTATAGAAGTAATAGGTACGTTTAAGAAAACTACCGAATATAATATAGGACAGGTACTCAATGTATCAAGTACTTATGACGAACCATTACCGCAAGGTTAGTTCCCTATGCCTAATCAACCTAGAAAGAAAGTAATAGATGTAACTATACAATGTAATGGAGAATCTAGAAAATTTACTATTCCTGAAAATAGATCTGTAATAACAGATAGTAATTTAGGTCTTACTATATCTACAGATAAACAGGAAATAATAGATATACTTAAGAATTAGTATAATACATATAAAGCAAGGAAAGAATCCATAGCTAAGTGTGATGAAGAAATGGCAAAGTGTCAATCATTACTTGAGAAGCTAGATACGCCTAAAGAAATTAACAATGTAGAAGATCCAAGAATAAAGGAATTACAGAACGAAGTAAATGAATTAAAGAATATAATTAAACAAGCTAGTTCCATGGTTCCACCCCCAATGAAATAGATGTTACCATAGAATATGTAGAATGTAATGAATGAGGTTGACCAATAAGGTCAACCTTTTTTATTTTAAGGCTGTGTAAGAAGAGCTATTACATATTTAAATGGATTGTAAGTGCAAGGCTATAAAGTGTCTCTATAAGCTTTAAAATGCGTTTTAGGCTTATTAACGTTAATTTATAAATCAAGAAATGAGTTTAAATAATTTAGTTGACAATATTTTGCTAATAGCGCGCAATAGCAATATAGCTGAATCTGAACATCTATCTCGTAGATAGATAGAATTATGGATTCGTTACTATAGAACTATGCTTATCAAGCAAGCTATAGATAAAGGTTATGATATTGATGAAGAATACATAACCACATTAGGACCTATACATTTAGATAGGGATGAAACTGTTCCTGGTAAATTTGTATATGTAGGAGACAAAGAATTGCCTACATTAATAGGTTTTAAATATAGACCAGGAGTAGTAGCTGTACGAGATATGTTTGGTAATCTAATTTAGTTAGGTAGTTATACTAAAGCTAAATTACAAAAATATAGAAAAGCTACATGTAAAGATTACATTGCATGGGTTAGAGGAAATAAGATATATGTAGAAGGAGATTCTAATTAGTTAGAATATATCGAAGTAGATATAGTAGCGGAAGATCCTACAGAAGATAAAGCTTGTTATGATCCTAATAGTGATTATCCTGTTCCTATGCATATGATACCAGTTATTACTCAAATGATATTAGAAAGAGAATTAAGAATATTAGTAGCTCAACCTAGTGATGTTACTAATGATTCCAAAGATGATACTTAGAATAGATATAGTAAATGAAAGCAAGAGAAAGAGTAAAATATAATCGTAAAAGCTACACTATTGCTGATTTCTATACTAGTTATAAGTAGAATATTGATTCTAATACTCAATACGATGTAGATCTTAAAACGTATAAAGCAATAGTAACTGATTACTTTAAGTATATCAGAGATGAAATAATGTAGAATTGCAAAGAGTTTAAATTACCGTGTAGGTTAGGCACATTGCAGGTAATTAAGCACCAACCAAAGGAATTTTCAGGTAAGAGTTTAAGATGGGATTGGAAAGCTACTAGAGAGACTGGTTCACCTGTATATCTACTTAACGAGCATAGTAGCTATTATAAATACAGATTTCATTGGTCGAAAAAGAACTGTTTGTTAACTAATAAAAGTAAATATCAATTTATAGCTTCAAGGGAAAATAAACGCACGCTGGCAAAAATAATTTTCGCGGGGCTTAAAGATTATATAGAATTGTAATTATGATAAACAATAGAATGATTAGCGCCAAGACTGTAATCGGGAAGGTTATTGCGGATTTAGACTTAAAAGAGTCAGAAATACGAATATCTGATATTAAGGAATACATTCTTGAAGGAATGCTAAAGATTGGAGCTATATAGCAATATGAACACAAAGTAGCTGTATTACCAGTAAATTGTCATTAGGCTTCACTACCTTGTGACTTATATAAACTTGGTCAAGTTGCATTCTCATTTCAGTATAATGGAGGATGGTTACCAATGCGTAAAGCTACTTCTAGCTTTGGAGTATATCACGACACCTGTACTGGTAAACCTTGTATGTTAATTCCAGATACTGGTTTGATACCTTTAGTAAAGAATATGTTCAATTTAGTATCTGATAGAGATGCGCTAGATAAGCTAAATTCAGATGCAAATATGCGTAACACGTTGAGTGCTTTAGTAAATCAATACACAGTGGCGAGTCCAGCTAACCGGTATGTTAATGGAAAGTATGCTCACACTGACACTACAATGTATAGTTGTGATTTGCAGTATATGACAAAACCAGGATATATTATGACTAATATTCCAGAAGGCTTTGTTAAAATAGAATATTATGCTATATTTACCGATGAAGAAGGAATGCCGATGATACCTGATATGGAATCTTATAAGGAAGCTTTACTTTGGTATGTTACTTTAAAGCTAATGTATCCTAAGAAACTCAAAGGTCAGATATCACAATAGGACTACTTAGAAATGAAAACCAGTTGGAATTATTATTGTAAATAGGCATATGGAGAAGCTATGATGCCTGGTACAGATGAACTAGAATCAGTAAAAAATTCTTGGCATAAACTATATCCTGAATTTGATGATCACGATACTTTCTTTAGTACAACTGGCGATGAACAATTAATTTATAACTAGAATAGATAATTATGATTAGTAATACAGCTCAAATAAACACCTTTACGTCAGGTATGGATACTGATACTGATATCAACTTATTACCTAATAATAAGTATAGATATGCATAGGATGTTCGTATAACTACAGACGATTAGGGAACCACTGGAGTATTATAGAGTGTAGAAGGAGCTAAAAAATATAACTTTAATATTAAAACATCTGAAGAGATATTAGGTACAGCTACAATAAATGATATTGCTATCGTAATTACTAAGCTAGCTAATGATATTAACAAAGTATACCGTATAACTAACTTTGATTCGCCTGATCTAATAAGTACAGTTATACTTCAAGGAAAACTTGGATTAGGAAAAGATGAAAATTATGATAGATTAAGCATAGTGCTTAACTATGAGACCGATACCAATATAAAAGCTTATATAGCTGATGGAAAGTCCATTATTAAAGTAATAAATATAATGGATGACAAATATGTATATAAATCTGGAGTAGATAATCCTTATTTAGATTCAGATGGTAATATACTAAATCCTAAGAATTTAGATATCATACCTAGCGCTACTCTTCCTCCATTTGAGGTAACAGAAATGGCTACAGGTAATCTTAAAGCAGGCATGGTCCAATATTGTTATCGTCTGTACAATAAACATTCACAATAGACTTCATTATCAAGTTTAAGTAATTGTGTGCACCTTGATTCATCAGATGTAAATTCAACTCTAATAAATCATTATGGCTCTGGAAAAGGCGATAGCACAGGTAAAGGTTGTACTCTGGAAGCCCCATATACGGACAAAACATTCAGTAGATGTATTATTATACGTATATTTTATGAAGATAATAATACAACGCCTACTTATACTATAGCAGACGATATAGAACTAGATTCTAGATTAAATACTATTAGTTACACAGATACTGGTAGTAGTTCATTAGGAGTAATGACTCAAGAAGAATTTAATGCCTTTACCAGTTATGCTTTCATATGTAATAATATTACTTCGTTACAAAATAGACTGTTTGCAGCAAATATTAAAGAAGAATCTTGGATCCCAGTAATAGAATAGGATGGAAAAGTAGTAGAATATGATGCAAGAGCGTATAGAGCAAACTTAGATGGTCGTGTAAGATTAGAGACAGCTAGTTCTACAGATTATCTAAATTTCCCTATTACAGATTATGATACTATGAAAAAGATACCTGTTCAACACGACTGTATCAATCCATTCAATACTAATAGAGATTCTTTTACTAAAGACGGTAACTCCTATGTATATGGTTTAAATGGAGAATACGGAGGTAATGGCATCAACATATCGTACTCATTCATTAATGTAGAATTAAATGAAGCTTACTCTCCTACTAAAGGGTCTGATTTAATAGACAATATTGGTCTAGATAATAAAGTCACTTTTACTTAGGATATACCAATTTATAGTTTAGATAGAGATTTCATATAGAATGAATCTATAGACGGAGTTAGTAGATAGCTAAACTACGCAGATCCTATTATAGCGTCTAAATATAGAAGTTATTAGAGAGACGAAATATATAGATTTGGTATAGTATTCTATAACGATAAAGGTATACCATCTCCGGTGCTATGGATTGGAGATATCAGATTCCCCAATCTTGAAGACAGCTCCATAATAGAACAAAAGTCAAATGATATTTTAATATCTAAAGCGTTAGGAATAAGATTTAATATAAAAAATTTTCCGTCTAACGCTACAGCATATGAAATTGTAAGATGTGATCGTACAGCTAATGATAAAACAATCATCAGTCAAGGTGCTATCACCCCCATATATAATTATAGAATAATAGAAGATAGAGAGGATGGAGAAATAGGTGCAGGACAAGGTGATAAAGATACAAACGAATATAGACCTACTATATTTCTTCATACAAAACAACGCGAATTTCTTATAAGAAAAACGGGCGGAATGACATTTAACCAATACAAGGTAACTACTAGCCAATTCGGTGTAGGATATTGGAGGTTTATATCACCCGAAGTATGTTTTAATGGTAAGAATGTTGAATCTCAATTTAACGACAGTATTTACATACAAAATATATGCTTACAGTTATCTCATTTTGACCGTAGTGTAGTAACTGCTCCTGACGGTAAATCTACTCAAAATTGGTTTGCTATAAATAAGTATGCTACTAGAGTAGACGGTACACAATATAATACGTCTTCTGTAAGACCTAATATCAGAACTTGGATTATGGATTCCAGTAATGCTATGTCTACTTACGTAGTAGATTTAGGAGAGGACGACTGGTGCAATGCTTATATGTAGAAATTTTATTATAGAGGTGCAGCAAAAAATTTAGGCAATCAATAGAAAATTACTACTGCGAAATATCCAGATTGTATTCCATATAATGCAGTACAGAACGGTGGAGTAAAACCATATAAATTAAACATCGGTGATATTACATATTCAAATTGGGCTACATCTAGATTTAGTGATACAGAAACTGTATGTGTATATGGTCCAGCAGGTCCATGTTTGATTATGTAGATTGATCAATCTGATAAGTATAATATACAGCCTATATCATGGTCTTATGAAAATAGTTATAATGACGACTGTGCATTATGGATAGTTAATGTTAAAAGAGATGTAGCTCCCTATAATGGTAACACGTATTCTGCAAGAGCTAGTTCTACATATATACCAGTAGGAGCTTACAGATAGATATTAACTAATGGAGATAACACAATGCCGTATGAAGATCCTCGTACATTAAACGTATTTGGAGGAGATACATATATAGGAATATTGGACTATCCATGTCAGATGATCTTTTAGAGAAACGATGCTGAAGAGTGGAGTAATGCTAAAAAGTACATCGGAGCATATATACCTGTAGAAAGTACTATTAACTTGAAGTTGTCTATGGGTTAGATGACTAATAGAACATACAATGCAGCTACTAATACAGTTAATGCTTATATGTAGTTAGAACCTGTTCAAATGCAAACATATCATACACAGAGCAAACCGTTCTATCTGTATAATGATGTATACTCAAATACTCCGAATGGTAAGCTGTTTGCTACTAGAGGTTTATATGATGAATCAGATGTGAAATCTCCAAATAGAGTATATGTATCACAAGCTAAAACTGCAAATGAGAATATAGACAATTGGTCTGTATTTAAGCCAGCTGACTACATAGATGTAGATGCACAATACGGTTAGATAACTAATATTAAAGGTATATTTAATAGATTGTATTTTTGGCAAGACGGAGCATTCGGTATATTATCTGTAAATGAAAGATCACTTATTCAAGATAATAACATAGGTCAATTAGTATTAGGTACTGGTGGAGTATTAGACAGATATGATTACTTAAGTATACTAAATGGAACTAGCATTGTCAATGACGATAGCATCACTAACTCTGACAGTAATATATACTGGTACGATGTCAATAAGAATGAAATATGTAAATATGGTAGTAATGGAGTAAATATTATATCTAAGGAATGTAATGTGCAATCTTATGTAAATAATATGTACAGCCAAAAAACTAGATGGGCTAATTCGTTATATGACAAAAAATATGACGAAGTGTGGTTCAGACTATATAATAAATCACTTATATATAATGAGAGACTAAACGTATTTACATCTTTATATACGTTTGATCCTGATTTTACGTTACCATTCAGAGATAAGGTTGTTACTACTAAGAATAATGATTTTTATATTATTAACTCTCTAAACATAGATGGATTCGGAGATACAGATAAAGATATAAAGTTATAGACGGTAGTAAATAAGGATGCTCAATATACTAAAGTATTCGATAATATAGCTATCTAGGGAGAATTTGTAGCTCCTAATAACGAAATACTTAGAGATGATATATTGGAAAGTATTAAGTTAACTACTAAACATTAGATAGCTACTAAAAACGGTCAAGAACTAAAGTTTGACTATAGAGAAGATACTTATAGATTACCTGTTCCAAGATAGGATATATTTGAAGAAGATGTTAATATGTCCTTCCCTGCAAGAATGAGAGGCAAATATATGATATGTGATTACAAATTTAGATCAGATAAGGACTATACTTTTTAGATACCTTAGATAACAACTACTTATAGATATTCTAGAATTTGATATGAAAAAGAATATAAAGAAAAAGAAAATTAAAGTACCTGCAGCTTAGTTTGGTTTAGGTAACAGTTAGTATCAACTACAGGCTCCTACCCTTAATGATTACTATTAGAGATATCAAACTAATTTGAAATTAGGAGATACTGCAGGTATGTATGAAATGAAGTATGGAGTAGACCCCAATGACGAAAGATTGTATAATCTTACACTACAGGGGTTACAAAATACTGCAGGAAATATTGATAAATTAAATCAGTTGAAGGCTGGTACTGGCAATACCGATAAAAAACTTCCTGGATTATCTGGTGTAGATGTTGCAGGTATAGCTCAAGCGTTGCCTGGGGCTATAAATACTCTTACTAGTCCATTTTAGACATCAACTGCTACCACAGGTAAAGAAGCCACTATGCAATCTATTACAGGAATAGCTGAAGGAATTGGAGCTGGAGCTCAATTAGGTAGTGCTATAGGTGGTCCTGTTGGAGGTATAGTAGGTGGTGCAGCAGGAGCTGTAACAGGTTTAATTGGTAAGAAGGGTAGAAAAGCAGGTATGATGTCATTTACTGATTATGATGAAGGAACTCTCGGAACTGGACTAATTGGAGCTTTTAAGAATAAAAAATTAAGAAGACGTAGAGCTGCAATTAGAGCGAATGCTTTTTAGAATAGAGAAGCTTTGGCTGGTACTGAAAGATTAGCAAATGATTTTATTGAAAGTAATACAGAATTTGATACTAATACTTTTGAATACGGAGGGTCTACTCCTACTTCTTTAGCTTATGTTGATGATGGAGAATTGATTTCTACTCCAGATGGATTTGTAAGCAAAGTATCAGAACAAGGACAACCTACTGATAGCAATCTAATTGATTTACCAGAAGGAAGTAGAATATTAAGTAATACATTAAAAGTTCCAGGAACTAATAAAACATTTGCAGAACTTGGAGATAAAATGATGGTAAAAAGAAATAGTAAAGGAAAAGATATATTTGCTTAGAATGCAGATATGCTGAATCGCATGAATAATCAGGAAATGCATAACAAGTTGTTTGCTATGTAGGAGGAACTAAAAGCAAAGAAAGGTATAAAACCAAAAAGTAAAAGTATAGAACAATTCTAGGGAGGTGGAACATCTAGTAGACATAATACTATTTATGTAAATGGAACCAGATATAATTTAGGAGATACTTTTGCATACAATGGTACTAACTATAAAGTAACCGGTACTAATAAAGCCGAACCAATTAAAGCCAGAGATACTTGGGGTATTAAAGGAGATATATCTGCACCATGGTTAGATACTATAGAAAAGGAAGTTAATTTGCCTGAAGTAACCGTTACAGCTGATAGAATTGCTAAACCTGCAGTTACTACAAATGTCCCTAAGAAATCTGTAATAAACACTGTAGCACCGTTGACTGCCGCTAAGGTAAATGAAACTACAGTAACCCCTAATGAACCAGTGCAAACTGTATCCATACCAGAAATACCATTTGTATACGATGAAGATGAACTGAACTATAAACCTGGTATAGAGTCTACTTATATCCCTCATTATCAAACTAGAAAAGATGTAAGAAGAGAAAAATTAGGAGATATCACAAATAGTTTATCTGGATTAGTTTCAGGAATATCATCATTAGCTCCTATAATGTCTAATTTATTTACTAGCGGCCCAGAAGCTGTGCAAGCTAATTATAATCCGTATGCTTCTGCTATTACTAATACTATGGGCAGACGTAGGTATAATATAGATCCTTTACTTAGAGATATAGATACTAATAGAGCTGTAGCTGATTATAGCGCTAGCCAACAAATGACTAATACTGGTCATAACATGGCATTTAGATTGCAGAATGCTATACAAACTAATAAAGCTAAAGCTGCCGCTAGAGCTGCCGAAAGTAATGCTAATAATCAGTATAGAGGTGAATACGCTAATGCCATGAATGATCTTGGAAGGCAATGGGTTAATGCTACTAATCTTGCTTCAGATCTTAATGCACGTAATAGAGCACAAACTAGAAATATTCGTAGAACTGGTTTAGGACAATTAAGTCAATGGGCACAGAATAGAGAGCTTATGCGTAATCAAAAGAGTAGAGATGAAGCTATGATGAAACTGTATGATCCATTCCTACAAGCTGGTTTTACTACTGCAGATTTAGCTGAGTTTAAAAAATATTTGAGAAAGGGAGGAAATAAATAATGACAGCAAATAGATATGATTAGGCTGCGGAAGCCCCTATATTAAATACATACGTTCCTATTAATTTTGGAGAATTATATAGAATAGGATCAACACAAAAAGCTGCAGTTGAAGATGCGGCTAAATAGTTTGGTGCTACTTTATAGAAATTTGGAGAATTTAGATCTCCGTCTACAGTAGATACAGAAAATTGGTATAATCTCACTGTAGGAAGAGAGGATGTACAAAATGCTATATAGTAGATAGCTTCTAATCCTGATGCATTGAAAGATGCAGCGTTTAGAGCTAATCTATAGTCCTTAATAAATAGTACCGATTACTCATCCCTTAGCTTACTCAAGGAAAGCGCTGACAATTTAAGAGCCGGATTAGAGATGAGAGCTAAGATGGAAGCGGAAGGTAGATATAAAAAGAGTTGGGATCAATCTAATATACCTCAATATGATACTTTAAGTAATAAAAGTGTATTTAGTGATATTACTCCTATCAGATATATGACAGCTGATGAAATGTCTAATCCATACTTTAGTAATTTAAAACCGAGTAGCTTAGGTTCAGTATGGAAAGACGGGGTTAAGTATGACAGACAAGGAATTACTTATGATACTTTGTATAGTATTGCTGACGCTAGATTTAATGATTTAATAAGTACTCCTCAAGGTAAAGAATATTATAAAGAAGCATTATAGGCAACTGGTGGTGATGAAGCTGCAGCAAGAGAGGCGTTTGTAGGCATGGTAGCTGATTCACAGAGAGATAGAATTATCAATAAAGACGACGTTAATCCTCTGTGGCTTATTCAAGCTAAATATGCGGCTAGAGGAACTGGGCAAGATGAGATAATTAGGCCTAATCCTACTAGATTAGATTTCTTAAATGAATCTATTACTAGAAGTGTACAATCTAAAATTGGTTCTAGATTTGACCAATACAGAGATTATATTGGTAGTTTAGTAGATAAATATCCTAATAGCAAGATAGCAGAAGATGCTAAAAAAGGTGTATAGAATATAGATAACATGATGGCTTCTTATATGCAACTTGATAGAGCTGCTATGGAATATTCTAACGCTTATAGATCTACTGGTAATGATGAATACTTAGTAGCTGCCAGAACAGCATCTGATGTTGCAGATAAACTGTAGTCTCAGATGATTGGATTAGCTAATAAGCATATACTTAGAGATGAATTTCAAAGAATATCTGGGTTCTCCCCAATTTCAGTAAACAATAATAAAGAATACTCTAAGCAAGGATATCTTAAAGGAGTAAATTCTGCACTAGATATGATAAAAGGAGATGTTAGTATTCTTAAAAATGATGATTTGCTGACAGGTGTGGGCGGTAGGTTACAAGAAATTAAAGATGAAAATGGTACAGTAAAAGAAGGTTACTAGTTCAGTAATTCTAAGGGTTTCTTACTACCGGAAACTGTATTCCAAATGGCTTCTGAAACTACTCCTAGAACAGCAAAAAGAGTAGCTGGACCAGGAAGAGATACTAGTTTCCCTCTAAAAGAATTACTAGAATCAGGAAATTTACCAGATGTACAATTTATTCCAGAAGGTAAAATGGTTAAAACTGGAGCTGGATCAATAGCATTATCTGGAAAAATACGTATACCTAAGTAGGCTATAGAACAAGCACTTGGTACTGGGCTATGGAGTGATAAAGGGTGGACATAGGGATTTACAGATAATCTTGTATTACCGCTTGGTAGACAAAGCACTAGAACAGCATTAAAAGATTTATATAAAGCAGCTGAAGTTACAGAAAAAGTAGATAATGATGGTCAAGAATATTATGAGATGGATATTTATAAAACATTACCGAATACTAATATAGCTCCAGAGTTTTGGCAAAGAGTAAATCAAAGGTGGCAGAATAGTTCTCCATCTGGTATAGGAGGTACTTCACAAGCTAAAGAAGAATACGGAACTTCTGCATTACAAACATTAGGAATGTATAAATAATAATTATGAAAAGAAAAGTATACGATACGTCATTAATAGATAGTATAAGACAAAGAACAGCTTTATATGATGCTTACTAGGCTCCTAAAGCTAATGTATCAGAATATTTTCATACTATGGAGAACCCCTCATATGAGGGGGCTCCTGATGATTACGGAGTTACAGATTGGGTGTCTAATGCTTTCAATGACTGGAATCTTAAAAGAAACGAAGTAATTAGAGATAGTGCTTTAGGTGACTATGAGATGGCAGAACAAGATTATAATACTATTTTGAATGCCAAAGACTATATTCAAGCTGTACGTGATGTAAACACTATACTTCCGTAGCTTAGACAAAATCCTACAGATAACGAATTAAGATCTCAAGTAAAACAACTATCGGATATTATTACTAATAATAAAGATTCATATGATAACATCATCAACGATAAACTAAACGATTCATCGTTAAATACAAAGCTGAAAACTGATTTTCTTAATGGAAATTGGAATTCGGCTTTAAGTGAAATAGATAGGTAGACAACAGAGTAGATTGATAAATCTACAGGTAGCTATGCAGATCCTAATACTTTGTATGCTAGAAAGAATATGGCTTTATTTGAAGCTAATAATGCTCAAACTAAAGCGGATGAATATAATAGTAAATTGACATCTGACTATTATCGTAGGAAGTCAGAACAGCCTGGTATGGATTTAACAGATATTGATACATATGTATTTAAGCTACCAGGGTTGTTAGGATCTTCAGCAGCCACTATTACTAATGATATACTTACTACTGGTACTACTTATGCATCTACAGCCATTGGTTCACAATTTGGCCCTATAGGAGCAGCTGCGGGTTTGGTAGTAGGTGCGGGAGCCTCTTTAGTTGGTAATATATTCAGTAGAGAAAGAGAATCCAAAGGAGAGGTATATAGTAATTATAAATCAGCTGTTATGAATCAAGCTGATAAAAGTGGTATATCTAAGCAATTATTAAAAGACGCTAAGTCTGAAATGCAAAAAATGGGTTCCTATACACAGGAACAAATTAATGACGACAATTACGTATACGACCAATTACTTACCAATCGAGTAAAGGTAAACAATGTTAAGTTTGATAAAATTCGTCTTAACAATTTTGAAGGTATGAAATCACTTTATACCGACAATATGGCTTTGTCTACTTGGGATGCTACACAAACCATGCTTGAAGTTATACCTATAGGAAAGATAGCTAAAAACATAAAAGGTTTAAAAACATTATCTAAAAGTTACGATAAAGGAAAAGATTTTCTAAAAGGTAAATTAGCTCAACGTATAGATGATGTAGCTAGTTTTGGTCTAGACAACGTTAATAAACTTCCTAAATTAACTAAAAGAAAAGCTGTAATAGACTTAGGCGGTAGAGTGTTGGTATCCGCAGCTATGGAAGGTGCTGAAGAAGGTACTCAATATATCAAAGGGCAAGAATACATCAATAGACAGTTTGAAGAAAATCCGAACGTGATAAAGAGTTTCTTTAAGAATTTAGGTACTGGAACTCGCGCTATGTTCGCTGCTATTACTCCTTGGGATTCTGTATATTCTGACGATAAAGAATTTATGGAAAATTTCAAAGGGGGAGCTATATTAGGTGGTTTAATGACTGGTGGTATAGGTGCTGCTACAACATATATGCAGAATAAAGGCCAAATAGAAACAGATAAACTGTTGTCTGCCTTATATTCTGAAAAACTAGATCAGAAAGATAGAGTGCGTAAGGATATTGTATATAGTGAAGCACTTCGTAATGGTAAATGGGATAATTTGATGCAATCATTTGATAATCTTAAATCTATAAATGTAGATGGATTAACAAATGAAGATATAGAAACAGAAAGAAGTAATGCTCAAAGAATAAAAAATATAGCTTCATCAAAGCAAGCAATACAACAGGCGTCTGTGCTAGGCATTGAACCGGGTACAGAAGATTATGATATATTCATTGCATTAAAAGATCATCACGATAAGTTACTTACAGAATCTCAAAGTAACCAACAAAATACATAGTCAAATGTAGATCAATTATTACATAAACAAGATGTAGATGATTAGATAGCAAATATAATTGGTAAGATACCAGAAGATAAGAGATCAGAAATATCCATTGAAGATGTTAGAAATCTTATTGCATTAAAATCTGAAATAGATGTTTACTCAGATCTTATAAAAAATTTTGAAGAAAATGGTACTAAATTATCTGATTTAGAAAAAAACACAGGATTGCGTACATCTAAGTCTGATGTAATACATTTTAAACACCTATTGAATACCGATAGAAAGAATTTACAAAAAGCTTACGACAGTTTAAATAAATCTTTAGGTAATTTAGGAATAAATGAAACTGATTTACAAGTATCTTCTTTACATGAAGATTTAAAAGACGCTCAAGAAAAGAACATTGCTGCAAAATTAGATGTAACTAGAGCTTAGGACGAAAACAATATAATGTCTTCAGATGATAAAAAAGCTGTAATGGCTAAAATAAATAAATGGAAAGAAGTAGAATCAAATGAAGATACGTTTGTTCAAGATATTGAAGACTTGTATTCTGGTAGAACTCAAGAAAAAGTAGTAGATGAAGGAGAAGAGATTACGCCAGAGCCTTTGAGATAGGAAGAACCAATTAAAGAACAATAGAAAGAAGTAAAAGAAGACCAGGAGGTAAGTACCTCTAGACAAAAAGCTAAAGAAATTCAAAATGAATTCTTTACAGAGGAAAGAGATTCTAGAGGAGATACTAAATTAGTATTAAAGACAGATAATATATTTGGCAAAGCTTATAAAGATGCTAGCAATACATTACGGGAAATGTTTATGTCATAGAGACCTAATGTAAAGAACTACTCTGAATATGTTGCAGCTAATTCTATAGACAAACTTGATGATGAAGTTGCAGAAAGCTGGCAAGAAATATACGATCTAAGAAATCAATTGGAGGAAGAAGTATATACTAATGGTAATTCTGAAAAAGCTCAGCAATTGATTAGCTAGTTATAGAATGCTATAGATAATAGAATAGATCCTAAGTCTTTTAAAGAAGCGTATGATGATTTTATAAGTTCAGGTGAATGGAAGATATCACAAAATCTTTAGGGTAAAGAAAAAGCTAGAGCGGAAGAAATAAAAAGACTAGCTTAGGAAGCAAGAGAAGACATTACTCAGAGACAACAAGAAGACATTAAGTCTAAACAAAAACTGAATGAGCAAATACAATCTGAAGTATCTCCAGTAAACCAAAGCGAAGCTACTCCTGTATCTCCAACTACAGAACAACCAAAAGTAGAACCAGCGAAGGTTGAAGATACTCCCACTCTTAGTGATATATTAGGTGATTGGTTAGGTGAAGAAGCTAAAGAATCTCTTGAACAGCAAACTACATCAGAATCAAATGAAGAACAAGCACAAAATACTACGCAAATTAATCAATTAGAATAGTTAGACTATAATCCGAATATCGACCCTTATTCACATGAATTAAATTATAGACTGACAGATTCTAGTAGAGATAACCAAGGTAGATATATAAGAACTCCAAAGAAATTTTAGGGCATGGAAGAATACCTAAACAATGACGAGTTCTCTGCTATAACTGGCAATCCTGATTTTATAAAAGAAATCACTGGTAATGTACACATAGAAATAAGACCTTATACAGATAATTCTGGAAATACTACTGATGCAATATACGTAGTATTTAATTATAAAGGTAAAAACTATGTAGCTTCTGTTAAAACTGTAGCCGGATTATATGCTCGTGGAAATACAGCGTTTAATAGACTTCCATTTGAACAACAATAGACTATAGTAAATAATCTTTCTGCATTACGCAATAAGATATTAGAACTTAATAAATAGGTATAGATTAATCCTAATTTACAAATAGTTCCTACTGTAATTAGAAAAACAAACGGTAGAGTAATCAATGAGAAGAATGAAGATAACAGCCCTAAGAACAGGAAACTTACAGATTCTGCATGGCTTACTATAAAAGATCCATATGAAATTAACTCTGAAAACACTCAAGTAGGTATTACTACAGGAGGATTAGGCGGACAAGTTATTAGGTTTGGAAATCAAGTAGTGTCTGGAAAAGGATTCCCTATGGGTAAACCTGTATGGATGATTAAAACTATTAGAGATGATGGTAGTACTTCAAATGTTAGAGTTATATTAAATTATTCTAACTTCAAGAACTCTCCAGAGGTAGCTGATCTAATAATAGATTTACTCACTACAAATGATTCTTTCTATACAGATAAGAAGGGTACTATTACTAATATAACTCCTAAGAATGTATTACAGTTTATAGTTAACTTCGGTACACATACTGCGGTAAATCCAGATGATACTAGGTTAACTCCAGAGCAGATACAAAATAAATTAAATAAACAGTTTTATATAGCAGACAATAACCAATTAGTAGTAGGGCAATCTGTATATGATATATCTGACATTAAAACTGTTCCGGAAATTAGAGAAAGACTAAAACAATATATAATGGATAACTTCCATTGGAATATTGACGAATCTGGTCTTAATTCTAATTACTTAGGGGGAGATTTATAGTCTCAGCGTAGAGATCCTAATTTATCTCCATTAGCTTCTTTCTTAAAAAACAATAATGTTGATAAAATAGTAATGATACCAGACATATTGGAATTTACCAATAGAGATTTTGGTATTACTAAAGATGCTAATGGTAATAAAGTAATAGATAGCTCCCATAAAGATGGAATAAGTGTACTTGGTTGGTATATAAAACAAGGTATACTACTAACTGATATCTCAGATGTTATGCAGGATGCAAATATCTACATGGATGATGTAATGTTAGTAGATAAAGCAGCCAAAAACATAATAGAAAAAGCACAGGAAGCAATAAGGGAAGACGCTTCTTATGGTTCTATTACTCTTCCTGATGAAACTGGTAAATAGATTACAATTAATCTAGATGATATATTCTCTATACTTGATGGCAAAAAACGAAAAGGGCCAAATATGGAAGTACAAGAGAATGAAATTGCTAGTTTAGAGTATAACTCCAAAGAAAAGCTAAATCCCAAACAAGCTAGTGAATGGATATAGAGTACTTTAGGTATTACACCAGAAATAGTATCTTCTGTTATAGATGTTACAGAATCCGGTAATGTAGTAGTTGGTAAAGTTCAAGAAGACTCAATAGTATTGTCAGAAGTAGCCCCTTAGGGTGCTGAATATCACGAAGCATGGCATAGAGTATCACAATTACTTATTGATACTAAACATAGAGATAGAATATATAAAAAATATCGTGCTAATGGATTAACTGATATATAGATTGATGAACAGTTGGCTGAATCTTTTAGAGACTTTATGATGAATGATTCGGGAACATATAGATTCGATACTAAAAATTGGTTTAGAAGAATATATGATTTCATTAGATTATGGGCAAGAACCGGACAATATGGTTTGGCTAAAATATATTCCGCTATAAATAGAGGAAAGTTCAACGGTCTTGAGCCTAATGCAGAAAACGTAGCTAGATTCAAGTAGATATATGCTGGAGAAGGAGCAAATATGGAAATATCAGGCTATAATTTCAAGCATATTCAAACTGTAAAGCAACTAGATGATATAATAAACAGTCTAACTTATGCGTTCTTTTAGGTATCGTTTACAGATGGGAATACTATAAACTATGCTGATTTAAATTAGGAAAAGCCTAAATTTGATAGATTAAAATTAATATTATAGGCTCAGGCTTATAAATATCCATCTGACGTAATAAATGAAATAGTAGAAAAATTTGATTCTATAATTCTACCTATGCTGACTGTTAAATTAAAATAGTTAGGAGTAAGAGCAATAGATAGAAATGAAGATGATGTTTTATTATCTAAGGAAGAAGGAGCCGAAGGAGTAGATATAGGACAACATACTGTAGAAGGTATGAATATATCCATTAAAGATAACGCTCCAGCAGAAGTAAAATTCTTCTTCCAAACAATACCAGCTTATGAAATAGGAAAAGATGGTACTTCACATACCAAATTCGACCCATATACTCACTTCCCCAGCTTTGTAGACCCTAATGTAGCGTGGACTAACATATTAAAAGACTTGGCAGGATGTAGAACTATAAATAATATTATAGACAAAGTATCCTTCTATGCTAAAAATAATGATCCATTTTATCAAGCATTACTGGTAAGGCTTACTACCTTAATTAAAAACTCTGTATCAGAAGATCCAAATGTATCTATAAATGCTGAAGCTATGCTTACTAAAATAGAGACTGTAATAACTTCAGACATAAACAATTATATTACAGTTAAGATCAGTGAAGATGCAGATACTGGCTTTACAAAAATGGAATTAAAAGATAATACAGTAGACGTTAAAGCTGCAAATTATCCTAGAGTATGGTCACAAGCTCTATTTAATAGCTCCGGTATATTCAAATATAATGAATCTGGTGCTATAGTAGCTTACGATAATGCCAAACAACAATTACGTCTATTGATAGATAACTTTAATAGACTAAAGTCTGCCTTTATGAATAATAAAGGTATTCTGAAGATTAATGATAAAAATATAGATTTACACGTAGCAGCTAATCAAGAAAGCATTAAAGATCTAATAATACGACAGTTAAATGTAATAGGTATAGGAATAGATAAACCTACATTAAATAGAATGTTGTTGTCTGGAGATTATGGAAATCCTAAATCTGATCAATATACATTGTTAAATTCATTTATAGTTAATCGTATTAATTTTGGTGGTATTCCTAAATTAGTAGAAACATTAGAATCTATAAAGAATTCTATAAATTCAGACAATACTATCAAACCAATAGAATCTCCCGATGGTTCAATAGATCCAAAATAGATATGGAATACTTCTGGATTTATTAAAGAAATAGCTAATTACTATGCATATCAACATGCTACCGATAAGAGTTTAAGTAGCTATGGCCCTGATGGCAATACGTATTATATGGTTTCACAAAATAATTTTGCTAAAGACCGTCTAAACGAAATTGTTAACGATAAAGATACATTTGATAATCTTAATGCAGTAGTATATAATGAGAATTCAATTGTACTGAATGCTGTTAAGAATGGTAATAAGGATCTATCAATTGAAACATTAATAAATTTCAAAGATACAACTTCACAAGATTCTGGTAGAGATTATTTTGGTATTACTGATAGAGAAGATTATATTGCTAAAATGACAGCAGTATTCAATGATAGAATAATATTCCCGACGGTGGCTGATAAAAAAACATATCATTTTATCAATGGTATAAAACTACCGCACGAAAGAATAAAATTTACAAATGTAAACGGTAGAACTTCCATACAATACGGTGAGGAAGCCACTGATATTTTATTAGGATATTGTTATGATGAATTGAATCAAATTGAACTATGCTTACGTCAAATAGACGATGATCCAGATCACTATAATAAAGAAACAGGTCTACATTATAATGACGACGGTACTATAAACAACGATTGGCTAGAACCATCTAGAAGAATAAAGAACTTCCATACTCCTAATAAAGTAAGTTATAAAGATAGCAAAGGAAAGAAGCATACTATAAAACTGGAAGGCAATGGGGCTAGATTCTTACTATTAACTGGAATAAACACTTCAAAAGGTTTTATAAGTTTCAACGATCCAAAAAAATCTGCAAAGGAAAACCTTTAGACAGCTAAAGATTATTTCTTTAATTTATCTAAGGAAACATAGAAGGCGTTCTTAAGCTCTTTAATTAACTCCAGAGTAAAACAAGAGATTAAAACGGCCAAGGAATTAGGACTAATAGATGGTAACCAAAATAATGATATATGGAGTCTACGTAGTAAGTTGCTAGACGATACTATACTAAATGAAAGAAAGTAGTTTTATAACACTTTAGATCCTACAAATGCTGAAGGTTATGCTATATTCGACATGTTGGCTGATTATACTATAAATAGTATAATATCAATCAATGAAGTTGAAAAATTGTTTAGTGGTGCTCCTGCTTACTATAAAGTAAAATATGATGAATTTGGACCTATTGATGTTTCTGTAGATAAAATTAAGCGTCTTGGTTCATTGACTTCTACTGGTTTGAATAATCGTCTTGATTTCTTTAATGATCCTATTAGAGATGAATATACTGTTGCTGAGTTAAAAGACCACGAAATAATGGATAAGCAATATTATATCTACGAAGGGTTGTTTACTAGAGGAAATATTAAAGAGACTATACAAGAGTTAGAAGGAGAAGATGCTTGGAATGAAGTAAAAGACTTAAGTATACAAGAGATAGAGAAAGCATATCCAGAAGCTGTTAAGATAGCCAGACAGGCTGCTAAAGTAGAAGTAGAAGGCTATAAAGAAGGTATTAATGTAGCAGATGCTGCTGTATATATTAGTCCTAATATGACTAGAGACCTATTGAGAATGCGTGGTGTGTGGTCTCCAGAAATAAAGAAAGCATTTGATATACTTACGAATGAGGATACTGCGGATCTATGGGATTCTGATCCTAAATTATACGCAGAAGCTAATAAAGTAGTCCTTAACGCTATGAAATATGTAGCGTTTGGTACTAGATTCAATGAGATACCGGGGTTAGGTATACCTTACTTTAATAAAATGGCTCTATTCCCATTATTTAAAAGTATAGCTACTGGTGACATAAAGGCTTTATATGATAGAATGGTAGATCCTACAAATCCTGTAGATATGGTTATGTTTGATTCTGCAGTTAAAGCTGGTTCTAGATCTCCTATGAAGTTCTATAGAGAAGCTAAAGACAGCGAAATAGAACTCAGAGATGGTCAAACTGTACTTAGTGCTAAAATAACTGATGAATTAACAAGTGGAGAGGGCAATACTTTAAATGACTTTAACAACTTAGTTACATATAAGCAGAAGTTTAAATATATCAGACAGCAACTAGAAACTAATCCTCACGCTCACGAAGAACAAATGGCTGGTACGCAGTTTATGAAAGTAAACTTATCCAATCTTCGCATGAATGACTTATATGGTATTGAAGGTAAATAGGTTACAGGTAAGTAGATTAAGGATACAATTATGAATTCGTTAAATAAATTATCAGATATGGGAGTAAAAGATTTATCTGATGAATTATTTAATAAAGACGGTAGTGTTAATATTACAAAACTAGCGCAAATGCTAGAAGAAGATGCTAGAGAATCGGATGCTAATGACAACGTATTATCTGGTCTAAAAACTTCTGCCGGCAAATTTATAATTCCATTATCTTCGTTATCAGACAATAAGTGGTTAGAAAGTAGATTTATAGCAATGATTAATAAACAAATCATTGATGTCCACATTCCAGGTGGAGCGTTTATTCAAAGATCTACATTGGGATTGGAAGCTACATCTACTAAAGTGATAACTCCAAATATGATTAATGAAGGTAGAGTACTAAGATCTATCAATGATGAAGGTTCTATGGATTCTGTAGTAAGTATAAACTTGTTCAAACACTTTATACCTAATTACTCTAATATGACTTTCAGAGAAGCCAGAAAGTGGCTTATTGACCACAATATAATAGGAGATAAAGCTACTGCCAACGCTATTGGTTATCGTATTCCTACTCAATCTGTCGCTTCTATATCTCCATTAAGATTTGTAGATGTATTCCCTGAAATAATGGGAGATACTATAATGCTCCCTGAAGACTTCACTAAACTAACTGGTTCTGACTTTGATATTGATAAACTGTATGTAGCTAGATATGCTTACAATAAGCAAGGAGTTAAATTTAATAAAGGTAACTCTCTTAAATATGAAGAAGTACGTAGTTCTATAAAGAATGAAATGCTTGACGCGTATTTAAAAGTGTTACTTACTAAAGATAATACTAACTCTTTGAAATTATCCATTGATAACGCTACTGAGAATGTTAAGGAGATTCTTAGAGACATAGAAGGTCCAAGCAATTACCACCCAGAACCATTTGAAGTATACTCTCCTACTTATCAAGAAGCTAGAAAAGCTGAATACACTGGGGGTAAGGCTGGTATTGGTCCATTTGCATTGAATAATGCACATCACATACTTACTCAGTTAACTAAACTTAAAATGACTAGAAATTAGTTTACAGAAGCTTTAGGTATATGGGAACTTGGTGGAATATACGATACTCCAACACAAGGTATGGAAAAAGGTGGTAGAATACTTGACTGGTTATCTGCTATGATTAATGGATTTGTTGATATAGCTAAAGATCCTTATATTGTTAGATTGAATGTTAATGCGTGGACTTATAATATGGTATCATTCTTATTACGTACAGGTAAAGGTAAACAAACATTCTACTTTGTAGCTCAACCTATACTTAAAGAAATGGCTGAGGCTGTAATTAAAACTAAGGGTAAGTATGGTATAGATAGAACTAAAACTCCAACTTAGTTAGAAAATGACGCTATACAATCTGTACTAGATAAATACGATCCAACTAAAAAGTATAGGAAAAAATATCAATTTATCAATCGTAAACCAGAATTAGCTGCACAAGAATACGGTGATTTATTTAGCACATACAAAAAAGGTGATGAATACACTTCTAGAACTAGAGAGTTACTTAAGATGAATCCAGAAGATTCTAGCAACTTTAACGAAGAACAAGTTCGTATTTATTATGCTTGGAAAGCTATTCAACCGTATGCAAATTCTTTAGCTAATTTAGTAAAATATTCTAAGATAGATACTAAAAAGACTGGTAAAACATTTGCAGAGCAACAAACATATTACAATGGTATGTGGGCTATGACTGATGATCCTAATTTTGAAGAAGGAGAAATAAAACGCTTCTATGATGAAACATTCATAGGTAAAAAGACAGAAAATAGTATCCCGTTTGGTACTTCTATATTTAAGAACTTACTATTGAGAAATACTTCCACATTCCTAGACAAAAAGGATATCATGTTGGCTCTACTTGGTAGAAAAAATAATGCGGATTCCAAATTGCTTAATGCTATGATATCAGGAATGGAAGCTCAAATAAAGAGCGGATTCTTTAATTAGTACATTCAACAGAATAATATAGATATATCTACTATGTTTACTGGTAAAATGTCTATGGCAAAGAGGATTAATAACTTTAAACAAGAGATACTTAAAGGCAATCCAAGGTTAAGTAGATTCTTAACTACTGATGGTTATATAAATAATGACTTTGTTAATTATTTGATTCCTAATATAGATTATAACGGGTTAGATTTCATAGACACATCTGAATTACTAAGTGCTGATCAATCATAGGCAAATAATCTTATAAATTATTGGAGAGAATTAATAGATGATCCAGAACCTCAAGTAAGTAAGTTGTTTAAAGACTTGATATTGTACGCATTCTTAACATCTGGAGATAATCCTGCCATGAATTCGTTTTTCTAGTATGTTCCAAATAGTTACAGAAAGGAAATGGGTTATACAGACTATATACAAGACAAACTTGATTAGCTTTCTAATGGAGTTGACCAAAGTATAATAAGAGATGATTTATTCCTTAATAACTGGACTAATGATAAACTAGTTAGACCTGTAGATTTGTATGACAGAAATACTGGAGTAAAACTATATTCTGTATCATTAAATGATGATTCCATTGTTCCTAATATTATAATGGGAGAAAGATAGGATAAGACAGACGTGGCAGCTATTAGACCTAGTAACTACATTAAAATGCTAATTACTAGAAACGGTGAAATGAAAGAAGAAATGTACCCGATATTCTATCCGTATATTAAGATTAATGATGGTTTAGGCTATGCACCAGGGAATTATCATGTATACTCTTTAATTGGGTATAAGATGGCTATTGATCCAGAAACTAAACTAATGAATTATATACCAATTTATGGTTTAGTATCAAAGAAAGGATACAAATACCGTGGGCATACTGTTGTAGAGTATGGAGTAAATACTCAATTTGATTTTAATAAAGAAAACGAATGGGATTATGTTGAAGCTTTAAATAATAAGGAAGCTTTGGCAGATATGGTAGATGAATATAGTAAGCCTAACTGGCAAAATTCTAACATACGTTTAATTACTGATCTTCCTCCGTATCAGAATATGAATTATGCTAAAGACATATAGTATATGGCATTTGAATACGACCAAGAAGATACAGATGAAAATGAACAAGGAGTTACATTATCAGAAGCTGAAGAATTTATGGATAAAGAAGTAAATCAAGAGCAATTTGATAGTATCACATAGACTGAAGCTGATGCAATATAGCAAGTAAGAGAATATCTGACAGAATTGAGTAAGGATAACTTAGAATTATCAGATCAAATAGATGCTAAGACAGAAGAATTTGCTTAGTTACTACGTGAAGAAAATCCAACTACTCCAGAAGAAGTGGAAGGTTTGATTAACAAATTTATATGTAATTTATAATATGAATAAATATTGTCCAAATAAAAATCTTCCAGAATGGAAGGAGTTAGTGGAGGTAGTAGGTGAAAATAAAGCCTACTACCTTTGGGATTAGAATAAAGGTAATGGGCTAGATAAAGCTTCAAATGGTAATAACTCTAAACTATTTTCAGATCTTTTAAACTATTATAATGGTAATCGCGAATAGGCTATTAAAGCTAAGGCTATAATGTTTTCAAAAGAATTTAAACAGGTTTAGCATTAGATAGACGATAATTAGGAGCCTACATTTGATTCTACTATAATACAAATATTAGAACGTGATTACAGCCCAAGCTCAATAGATTTAGATTATACCATACCAGAATTATCTAAATTAGAAATAAGTTAGCTAGAACATGTTAATAAACTGTATGAAAAGATCCAAAAAGGTCTGAAAGATAGATTAAATGCTATTAAACATTATACTGTAAAAAATCCAAAGGTATGGAATCAATTACAGACTTTAATATCACAGTTATCAAAATCCGAAACAGAACAGGGAATATATCAATTTATTCAACACGTAGAATAGACTATAGGTGATAGTCTAAAATTCCTAGAGAAACCTATATCAGAAATTAATGCTAAACAAATAAGGCAATTATCTAATGACTATGTTGGTTTCTATAAGCCTTTGATGGATTAGATTCAATACGCTATAGATACTACTGATATATTTAAAGATTTGCCAGAATATGAAAAAATCAAGTAGGAAATATCAGATGCCGTTCAACAAATTAATACCGTAAATAACAGATTTACAAACGTATTGAAGAGTAAAGGATACCAAGAATTGCGTAAACATCTTGAAAAGAAGAATGTACCACAAGAAGAAATAGAAAAAACTATCAATTGGCTTGACGATCCTAAACATGATTCAAATATGTTTATGAGCTGGGTAGGTATGGCATCTAACAGTAATAACTTAGTTCTTCAATTAATAGCTAATATGCTATAGAATGTGTCTAATGATACAGATAGAGAAACTTTAGCAAAAGGTATTCAATTAGTCACTGTATTAAATAAAGCCAAAGAAAAATATGGTAACGATGTATAGAAATTGTTATATGAAAAATTAGATGATGGTACATACTCAGGGCTAAGAGTAAAACCTATAAATAACGGGCAAGCTAAAAAAGATCAAAAATAGTTTTTAGACAAACTTGCGTCAAAATTAGGCATACAAAAAGATCAAAATAATCAATACATATTACCTGAAGATGAATCTATTCAATAGAAATGGTTTGACGAATTAAATAAATGGTATTCAGAAAGATCAAATAGAAAGTATAAACCGGAATATTATACTACTAGAAATAAGATGCTTTCTATGAAGACTAGAGATGCTATAAATGAGATATAGAATTACATTAATACAATAACAGAACCTATTACTATAGATGGCGTAGAATATGACAATCTATTGTCACAATCAGAATACGATTCTCTATTAAGTTTGAGAAAACAAAAGGCTTTGTTATCTAATATATATAACTTAGACGGTAGTATAAAAACTGGAGATGATTTAATCATTGCTAAAGAATTATCAGCTTTTAATGAAGAGGTACAAAAACATATCAAATATAAAACAGATAAAGAAAGGTATAATTCAGATAGAGCTAAAGTTGTAAAAAGATACGGAGAAGGTTCTGAATAGCTTAAATTATGGGAAAATAGAAATACTAAGTTGCAGTATACTTAGGAATTTTATGACAGACTAGATAGTTTAAATAAAACTCAACAAAGTGACGATTATAACAAAGCTGTAAAATAGCGTAGACAATTCTAGCAATTATTTAAGAACCCTAAGACTAATAAGATAGACGCTAGTGTTCTTTCTGATTAGGAAAAATAGGCTATGCTTGATTTAGATCAAACTGTAGCTAACTTATATACATGGGAATAGAAGTAGGAGTCAGAAGCAGATAGATTTAGTGATTTTGCAGAAGTAGTACCTACTGACTAGTATTTGAAAGATAGTCAACTAGCAAGAGAAGCTGGAACAGAAGCCTATAATGATTGGTTTAATAAAAATCATTATGAAGATGGTAGAGGTAAAATGCATCCAGCATCGTATTATACTGAACTTAAACCAAAATAGGAATTTTTAGAATAGTATACGGAATATGCTCCAATAAGTAAATATTCCAATATAGATTCTAAATCTGACTGGTATAATAAAGATTGGGATCAAAATGGTCCAGCTATATAGCCAAATAAAAAGTATTATGACAATAGTAAAGCATACAAAGAAGTAACGGATAAACCAGAACTAAAAGAATTATATGATGCTATTGAAACTACAATGAAAGAGGCTAATGAATTTATATCATTTATATCATTCACTGACGATAATAGAATGCCTTAGATACCAGCTAGATTTATGTAGGTTATTGGTAGAAAAGATAACATATTAGGTATGTTAAAATATGCATTTGAGGATGTAGCTGTCACTAAAGTTGATGATTTAGACTACGTAGAAGAATTTAACACTATGCCCAATGGTGATCCTATAAAAGTAATACCTACAAGATTTATCAAAATGTTAGATGATCCTAATGAAATATCTACAGACGCTGTAGCATCTGTAGTATCATATTATAATATGGCTGTTAACTATAAAAATATGAGTAATTATTAGGACGATATAGAGTTAATGTTAAATCTATTAAAAAGTATATAGATAAGAACAAAAAGAGAATTAAAATCTCCAGGATCATCTAATATATATAAATAGGCATAGTTATTAGTAGATAGATTAATGTATGGTAGAAATAAAATGCCTTTAACTGTTGAACTATTCGATAAAGAAATAAATTTAGGGAAAGCTTTAGATATAGTAAGGAATTTCGTTACTAAAGTAAACCTATCTGGTAACTTGTGGTCTATAGGTACTTCTTTCTTTACTGATACTACTTATACTACATTAGAAGGCAAAATGGGTAGATTCTTTGATTCTGTAGATTTAAGGTTTGCAATAAACGAATATGCACGTCAATTACCTAATATGATGGCTAATATAGGTAATCCTGTACCAAAAGGTAAATTAGCATACTTAATGGAATTAAATCAAGTAGTAAAAGATAATAAAGAACTATTTGATAGACTAGATCAGAGTACAGTGTTAAGAGCTATTAATTAGAACTTCTGGTGGGCTGGTTATACTTAGTCAGATTATACTGTAAAAAGTCATACTTTGCTAAGTATCTATCACAATTATCGTTTCGTTGAAAACGAAGGTTTTTTATCTAAATAGTAGTATATAGATAAGTTCTATCCTAATGATAGAAAAAAAGGAGAATATAAATTTAACCAATTAACTGTTACTCTATATGATGCTTATAATGAGAAATCAGATGGAAATGTAAATATTGATGAAAAATATTCTAAATATATAACTAAAGATTTACTCAATAGTGTAAAGAACAGAATAAACGTTCTTACCAAGAGAATAGATGGTACACTTAGAGAAGTAGATAAATCTATGATACATGCTAATGTAATAGCTTCTTATCTTGTAATGCATCGTAATTTTATGATTACAGGTTTACATGATAGATTTAAAAAACGTCAGTATAATTTAGATCTAGAAACAATGGAAGAAGGATATTATAGATCTACTGGTAGATTTTTAAAGAATGTTATAGGTTAGAAGCATTATGCTATATCTCAGTTATTAGCTGATTATGATAATTTACAACAGTATGAACAGTATGCAGTTAGAAGAACATTAAACGAATTAGTATTAATTGCTGCATCTACTACAGTAGCTGTTACTATGGCTGCTATTGTTGATGGAGATGATGATTATGATACTTGGTTGACTTAGTCAATTACATATTTAGCTATGCGTTCTGCTTTTGAATTTCGTACCATGTATAATCCTTTTGAGTTTATTTCTCTTATTAAGTCTCCAACGGCAGCATTTAACTGGTTTGATAACGCTTCTAGCTTTATTAATCTCATAAACCCTGCATCCTATGTAGGAGATAGAACTCCATTTACTATAATAGATAGAGGACCGTATAAAGGAATGCCTGTAATATTACGAAATATAATCAAAGTAACACCTTTAAAGAGTATAGTAGAAGCTCAAGATCCAAAAGCAAAACGTAATTATTTATAGAACCAATTAATGAACTTCTAAAGTTTCTATATAAATTATCAATTCGCTAATTATAATTAAAAAAGAAAGGGTAGCTATTAATTTAGCTACCCTATTTTGTTATGCGAGTTCATCAGGCTCTTCATAACTATAATAATCTTCTTCTGGTAATTCAGCTTCTATAGACTCACCAAATCTATATGTATTTAAAAATAAACGTTGTGGTAATTCTGGAACAGGCACGTTTGTCCAAAACCTATTTATTTCTAATGAAGCATCTATGTTAAATGTTTTACCAGTAAGTTGAAGATTATTAATATCTTTTTTATATATTATTTTATTAAAACAATATACTGTATAATGTTTATGATTAATAGTAATGTAAATAGTATTATACAAAGTATCTAAATTACGAAACTTTTTATATCTATTAACAGATTCAACTGTATTTACTTTAGAATCATAAACTAAAAATATTTTATCTTCTAAGAAAGGTCTATTTTTATCTAAAGTATACGCATTAATAAACCCACTTTCTACAGTTAAATCATTCCATGTAATATTATCATCTAATAAAGGAACGATATAAATGCTAACATCATTTAAGTTCTTCAATACCATTTCCTTCGTAATAACTACGAGTATGCTCCCAATTATTGGTTTGATAATGGTATGAAAGTTCTGTTAATGCACTGATAATAATATCTTTTTGAGAATCTAACTCTGTTTCATTAAACATATTAAATACTCGTACTTCATAGCTACCATTTGTTTGTATAGCAATTATATATGCTTCACAATCATAATCTGAAATATCAATATCTTGATCTTTCATATACCAAGTAATAGCCATAAGGTAGTAAGCTATTTGTCTATAATAGCTAAATTCTTCTACAGAATGTTTAAAATTATAAACATCTGAAGTAGTCTTTAAGTCGATTAAAGTAATCTTCTTATTGACATGATCAAATATACACCTGTCAAGTAATGACTTACAAGGTGCATACCAAATCTTATTCGCATCCATTTTAAGACTATCTGTCTTAATAGGAAATGCCCAGTTAATATGAAACTCATTATGAGATTCTACTCCTGGCATATCTGTTAGTAATTCATTTGCTTTTTTATGATTTTCAATATTAGACTTAATAGTCTTTAACATATTTAAATCAGCAAAGGAAATTACTTTTCTGTTATCTTTTTCATTTCGTAATGCTTCTATATAGTTAGCATAACGATTACATAGCTCTGTAGCTTCTTTTAAGACGATTTCAGAGCTTTTTGAATTACTGTATGCAGATTTATATGCAGTAATCTTTTTATCGTCTTCTGTGAGCTCTAATGAATTAGCGTAGTTCTCACAGAAATCTTTTTGTTGTTTTACTTTAGGTACTTCATAATCTAAAATAACATAATCCTTCCAGAATTCTTCTGGTTGAAGTATATATTCATGAATCATAGTACCCTTCTCTAATTGTGGTAATTTTAATCCTTCTTCTTTACCGTCGAGCATATTACGGAAATACAAAGGACCTTTTTTTAGAAACCAACCAATAGAAGAATTTGATATTCTCGTGTTATCTTCATAATACGGTTTATCAATTATCATGTTCTTCTTTATATGTTTTTAAAAAATTTAAGAAATCAAGTTCAGCATCTCCAATATCTGTTCCAACTGTTTCAAGTAGATGCTCATCCATCTTAAGATAGAAATCATGTATAATTCTATCTATAAGTTTTATTTCATTAAATTCTACAGTTACTATTTTGAGTCTTTCTCTTTCTAAATAACTGTCAGTTAATATACTACAATTATATTGATTAAGATGACCGTAAGATATACCATTGTGCCAATGCCCAAAGAAATGATACTTGTACTTGCCGAAACAACAATGTTCAAGTTTTTCATTATAATTAGGATTCTCATGTGTAATTAGAATATCACAGTTAGGTATATCTTCAAATGGACATTTATATTCATCATATTCATGCTTAATATCTTCAAATGCCCATGTTTGCCAGTGTATAGGAGCTATCCAAGGAGTACCATAAAAAGTAACTCCTTTATATTCATAGAGTTCATCAATAAGAAATACTACCTTATTATTAGTAAGTATAGATATCTTATCTTTAAATTGTTGAAGAGTAGTATCTTTAACTAAATTATTATATAATCGTTCGATATAAATATCATGATTACCAGGTACTACTATTACTTTATTACAAGGTAATTTATCTACCCAATTTACAAAAGTAACACTCCACCATTTATCTGATTCATCACTGTCTCTTTGAACCATTAACTCAACTACATCGCCAGCTATACATAGTACATCACACTTAGGTATATTAGGTAGATGACCATGTAAATCACTAATTGCACATATTTTCATATTGCAAACTTTTTGTTAGTTTATATACTAATATCGTACAAAAAATTAACATTCTTTTAAATGTTTTATTAACTCATCTACTTGTTTTTGAGTATGTACTACATAAAACTTTATGCCAGGTTCAAATCTATACAAGTAATAGTTAAATAATTTTTCACGTAAAGGCCAAGATTCGTTAGGGAACCCTTTACATTCAATTATAAATTTATCTCCTACAAAATCAGGAAGATAAGTTATAGGTCTATATTTCTTTTCTCCAAAAGTAAAAGCTGGAAGAAGTTCATATCTGTGCTGTTCATAGTCAGCTCTGATTTTAGCCTCTTTCAGCTTTTCGTATGTGTAGGTTTCAAGTTTACTTCTAAACTTTATACCATCATATTCATTTGGAGTAGCATTACGTACTTTACCTTTCTATGCTATACTTTTCTTTTGTCTCATTTACAGCAAAAAACATCCTTTTGTGTATATTCTAATTTTTCAGTATCTGTATAAGCTTTTAATGTACTAACCATAGTTACAGCTTTTCCATTCCATAAGTTTTTCATACCAAATTTACATAACTTATAGAATTTAGTAATTTTACTATGTTTTATACTTCCTTTAATTAGTAAATTAACTAAGTAATCTAATAAAAACAAAGGAATAGAATACATTATCATTAAGAACTGTATAGGCATAGCTACTATAGTACCTATTATTTTAAGAAATTTCTTCATAAAGCCAATTTTTTATAGTTTTAGCTATTTATTTTTAATTTGAAAATCTCCAAATAAACCCTTTATAAGTTTTAATTCTTTTATTACAGCATTGTGATATTCCTGAATAGCTTATGTTCTCTATTGAACTAGCTTCACGAGCACTTTTATATATACATAAATAATGACCATCTAAGTCATATTTCTTAACAGCTTTACAATGTTTATCTATTTGACTTCCATATCTCATGTTGTAGCTTCTAGTACACCATTCAAGATTAGATACATTGTTATTTAATTTATTTTCATCCTTATGATTAACTTCATTGTAATTATTAGGATTAGAAATAAATACTTTTGCTATTAATCTATGTAATATAAAAGTTTTACACTTACCGTTAGAGCATAAATTTACTTGTAAGTAACCATTTCCTTTTGACTGAGGTATTAATATCTTATTTTTAGATCTTACTCTTCCATAAGAAGATACCTCATAATTATCATATCCGTCTATCTTTTTCCAAATTTCCATAAATATAATTTAATGCTTATTTAGTTTAAACGTCTATTTAATGATTTGGTTACTTCTTTATCAATAAATTCTTTAGTTTTTTCAAATCCATTTAACTTAACAGAATCTGAGACATCTTTACTCTTTAACTTTTTATTTAAAAGGAGACCTTCTAGACCTGTTTTAAGGCTCATTTTGCGAAGATAGCGAACGCCAGCTTCATCTCTATCAAACAGTATAATAATGCGCTTAAAACGCTTCTTAAGCTGTTCTAGTACTTTATCTGGAATAAATGTACTTTCTGAGGACGGAGATATTGCAGATATCCCCATTTCGTATAAACACATGACGTCTTTCATACTCTTTGTAATAATGAGTATATCACCAGTTTTAGGTAACTGTTTAAAACCCTGAATATCATTTTCAGTTAGGTTATTACGCCATTTTGTATATTTGTCTGCTAAAGGTCTATATATCTTAAAATGATTATATACCTTATAAGCGTACATAGGATTCGTATCCTTGTAAATACCCTTTACAATACCATTACATAAATAATATTTAATACTACTTACTCCGAATTTCTTCAAAGTAGTAGTACTAATATTGAACTGAGACCAGTAATTGATGTCTGTTAGAGTAAAATCCTGTCTTACTACACCAATTACTGTCTCGGTTGACGGTATGTATTGCTTAGAGCTAACGAGTTGCGTATCATTAGTAATTTTAAGCTTATTAACTATATTATTTAGTATATCTGAATAGTTAGTTAAACCAGTAAATAATGAAACAAATTTGATTATATTACCGCAATCACCTGTGCCATGGTCTTTAAACATTAACTGTTTAGTAGTCCTACTATAAAAACATCCAAATGATGGATTTTTATCTTTTCTAAATGGACTGTTATAAATCATGCCAACTTTAAAATTACCTATATACGCTGAATATATATCATACTCTGTTACTTTAGAAAGTATATATTCTAATGTAACATTTTCTTCATCTTTTATATTTGTAGTGTCGTATAACATATGATATATAATTTTTAATTAGTGGAGATAGTAGGACTTGAACCTACGTATAATAACTTAAGCTTAAACTTGCGTGTTATCCTAAGTTTGGGTATCATCTTCTTTCCCTAACTTACGCTCTACCGTACTGAGCTATATCCCCTAGTAAAACGTGAGTGCATGCTATGACTAACCTATGAATTTTGTAATTCGCCACCGCCTTTCACGGCTTGCATCGGATTCCTTCTTATAGGTATGTCACCGATAAATTACTCACATAGCGGCATGCTACTCACGTATCGCTATATTATGCCTAGCGTAGGCGTCTGTTTTAAAAGGTTACATTAGAACGGTAAACCACTGTTATCTTCAGTTGTATTTGCGCTAGATTCTAATGGATTACTTTCACTAATTTCCTTATCTGCTACAACAGGACGAGTGAATAAGTCAATATTCAACTCTGTAATTTTACTTGATTGACCTTCAGGTAAATTCATAGGTTCAATAAATGTAAACTTACAATAGTTAGGTAATGTAGTATAACCTTTATTATTATAAACTATTTTTACTCTAAGTAAAATATCTTTATTTGCTGCATTTAGCAAATTAACAACCCAATTAGCAAATTCATTAAATGATGAACCTGCGAATACAAGTGCTTCTTTAGGATAGAAACATCCAAGTATCTGTAAAATACGTTTTACTTGTCTATTTGCTCTATTCTGGAAATCTTCTTCAGACTCCATAGGTTTCTTTGTAGATTCCCATTCTGTATGAGTTAATGCTTGCTCATCTTTCTCAAATTTAAATTCAATAAAGATATTGCCATTAATAGACTTATCAACTCTTGCACTTACAAATTTCACATTATCGTGAATACCTGCTTCTAAGTACTTATTTTTACTCTCTTGTATCTGGTTTGCTAATTCTGTACTGTAAATCATAATATAATTTCTTTAAACTGATATATAATACTGTTAAAGTTATTCTTCTGGTAGAAAAATCTTAGTCATATCAATACTAAGATTATTATTTTCATCACTTGTAGCAACTACTATCTTTCTACCACGTAAATGCTCAGCTCTTGCTTCTCGTATGTTATTCTCTCCACCTTCAAATGATACAATGGTTTCATTCTTTTTGCGATAGACATAACCTACAGCATCAGCTTCTCCGCATAGTATATCTCCTAACTTTCCTGTTAAATCTAATGTCATTTCAGACATTTCTTGTCCATCAATTGAAATCTGTCTGTCCTTAACATGGGCTACCAATATAAGCGTATCACTAAGATCTCTGAACAAGTCGATTACCTTCTTAACAGCCATTCTTATCCACATATAGCCTGAGCCATTAGGTAGAGTACGAATATCTGTTCCTTGATAATTTTTGCCTTGAGGAGATGCTTTATATAACGTAATTGCGTAACTCATACACATTTCCTCTAGTCGAGTTGCATTATCTATAGTAATGTATTTATATGGCTTCTTGCCTGTGTTCTTTATCTCTTCTCGAAGAGCTGTTGCAATATCTCCAAAATCTTTAATAGTTCGAGCTTGTACTACCAAGGCAGATAATGCCTGATAGCCATTCTCAAGGTCTATAATAAGATTATTATCTAAGGCAGCCATAAGTGTAGATTTACCAGCTTTTGGTCTACCAAAGATTATTAAAAATTTAGGATTATTAACAGACGGTTTAGTTTTCTCTTTTGGTAATACAATCATAATAAGGCTTTTGTTTTATTCCTTACTGATAGTTTCTGAAAGTTTCTGATAATACGGATATTTTTTATTTAGAATAAACCACGATTCTTAATCTTAATCGTAATTTCAATAATAGTTTTCTTAGTTTTCGGTTTCAAATAGTTCAAAGAACCAGTTGCAATCGGAATAATTTCATAACCAATCTGTACGAAATTATCAAAAATCTTAATTGGTGTACCGAATTCATCTTCAAAGTCATAATCCTTCTTAAACGGATAATTAGCCTTTGCATAAATATCAAGAGCATTCATTGCATTAAAGAATTCCTTCTCTAAATCAAAGTTAATACTACCGTCATTAAAACATTTAAACGGACAATCAGCACATTCCTTAGGCAACCATCCAATATTGTGAGTCTTACTCATTCCAAGAGTAATATAATCACCTGGTTCAATATATTCAATACCATGATAACACTTAGGATAATCATAAGCACTTTCTACAGTAAGCCAAGGATAGGCATTAACAACTCGATTCATCAAAGATTCTTTATAAGTATCTGCACTCTTTTTATTATTCGGTAATTTAAATGTATATGTTTTCATAATTTTCAGCCTTTTTAATTGTTATTACTAAACGAAATCTTCCTTCCTGGTTCTTCATCTCGTATAGTCTCAATTAAATTATTGTATTTCAAATCATTTTCAAACTCTAATATTGCACATTCTCCTGCATCTCTGTTTTTAAGTAAATGCAAGTAGACTTTGTTTTTTACTAGTAAACGATTTGGTCCATACTGTTGTATATTGAGTAATTCTGGTCTGTGAATACAAATAACATAATCAGACGCATGAAATATAGTATCAGCGGAAGATATATCACTACGCATTGGATAATGCATAGAGGGGTTATTAATTCTTTCAGGACTCTCAATGTTTCGATTCATCTGTGATAACTGAATTATAGTAGTATCAGGTAATTTCTTAACTCTGATAAACAGTTTCTGTAAATCTGAAATCACTTGCAGTGCTGATTCACGAGCTTGGCCTTCAACAAGTAAAGTATGATCAAGTATAATCACAAATTTCTTGCCTTTAGCTTTATTCTCGTAAAAATAGTCTATAGTAGAAGCTATATCATCAACAGTACCCGGTGTATCTACATAATATATCGGATATGATTTTATCTGTTGAGAAGTTTGCTCAACTTTAGCTAATAATTCATTATCTAATTCATTATTAGCACTATATAGCTCTGCAGTAGTTTGCCTTAACTTACTACTCATTTTTCTACCTACCTGCCTAGAACTTAACATCTCGAATGAGAAATTAAGTACTATTACATCCTGTTTAGAATTTAAATCTATTAAATCAGTTTCAAGCGTATTTACAAATGAAGATTTACCACTACCAGATATACCTACTATAGTATATATTGTATTAGGTTCAATACCTCCCATACAGGATTTATTAAACTTATTCCATCTAGTACGTAATGAAATAATCTCATGATTTTTTCTCTTACGAATATATTCTACAGCTTCATTTGTAGCTGAGGATATATGACGAAATGGTAGTGTTTTAGATAAGGTCTGCTCCATAAATGTAGTCATTTTCTGTTACAGGTTTCTCTAATTTCATTTGTTCATCGAAGGTTTCCCACTCATGTTGAGTGAGCCATTTCCACATAGTTTTCATATAACCTAGTTTTCCAGTCATCATCTTGTTATCTATTTCAAATCTGAGACAGTTCATAAGATGTTGATGCATAGCTTTACTTTTACCTACTATGCGGTTATATTCTTTCCTACATTTGTTTACGTTTGCTCTTAGAAAACCTTTAGTTCCATCTGGTCGCATAACGTAAACTGGAAATTGGTCATAGAATTCATCAAACATAGTTCTATCTTCTTTAAGTATAGTGTCTAGTTTTTCTGTTTTACTTATGACTTGGCATCCATTATTATTTGTAATGGAAATTAAATCTTCTTTTTCTAACTCTTGTATTTCTTCTTCATTAACTAGGCTGAGAAGTTTCTGAATGTCTTGATTGATTGTTTTGATATCACTCAATACAAGTGTTAGGAATACTAGTTGATTAATAGATAAATTGGGTATTCTATCTAAGATAGAAGTGTCTATTTCTAAAATCATATTCTCATATATTAATATGAGCTTATAGTTCTCTGAAATATATCTGATAAGCCTTTGTTAATCCCATAGGCTCAATTGTAACGGTTTTAAGTCTCTGATTATTTTATAGGCTTCATATATGTAATACCTATAATTAATCTTTCTTTCTTCAATTGGTTTATCATCGAACTTATTTAAAAGAGTAACACCAGATGCAGTAAGCATATTCTGATATGATTTAGCATCTGAGTTATCTAAATATTTCCATTTCCATAAGTATCCACCATTAGTAGATGCATAGAAACGATTAGTTCGCTGTTGTTCTTGGTTCATGTATTCAACATGCCATTGTTTACCAGTTTTCTCGGACATTAAGAATTTACGTATATCCATACATCCTTTTATTGTATCCTCTACTGGAACTTTATCTACAAAGTACTTTATAATAGCTTCAGGTATTATCTTTGCAGATAGTCCTTTACCTAATAGTACTTTAGTAATAAACATACCTTTTGTTTTAATTAAATCAGGATTTTTAGTTTCCTTATATCCTTCTTTAACTGCAATATAGTCATTAATTGCATATTGGTACATAGCTTCAAAACGATCTTCTTCAAGAGTAAGTCTTGTAAGTTGTTCCCATTCTCGACAAATCTTGTTAGCTTGTTCATATATATTTTTCTTAAGTAATACAAACAAACCATCAGTATTTGCCTGGACGATTCGACATCCTACTTGTGTTAACTTTTCAGCTAACATAAGTAAAAGAAGCTGACCATTTATGCGAATTTTCATAACTGCCTCAGGAGAGTAACAAAAGTTGTGTTCATTTTGTAGATTACCTGATAAACCATTTAATGCTAATTTTAAGGTTTCATTCTTAACCTTATTACCATTGTGTTTTGCTTCAATTCTTTCATCCTTAATTTGTTTATATACTTCAAGGAATTCTGGACCAAGATGCTTTGGATAGAATTTATATTCTATTAACATACTTGGATATAGTGAAGCAACGTCAATGTCTATTAGCATTTCATCTTCTTTAGGAATAATGATTTCAGGATCATTCTTAGAATGAATTCCTCCTACTCCCACAGTATAGCGCAAACCATTAAATATGAAGTTGTTTTCATAACCTTTTCTACCTGGAGATACTGTCTGACTTTTCATATCATCTAGTACTTTTTGTAAAATAGGACTATCATACTTAATAAATGGTAGTATTACATCCTTTAATGGTATATAATCCATTGGCGATCTTAATCCTTCAATATCCCACCAGGTTAAACCTGTTTTTTCAAGATACTTTTGAGTTAAAATCTTCATTCCAATGTTTACACCATCCTTACTGAGAACTCTTACTCCATATTCGTCTTCAATAGCTATACGTAAATCAATATCTTTTTTACACCTATTTAAAAGCTCTGTAGTAGACTCAATATCATTTATATTATAGTCTATCATACTATCAAAATCTTCTAATGGAAGAGGCTTACTCCAATCACATACAAATTCTTGTACATTAGGATATTGCATAGTTACTTGAATTTCTTTCAAGCCTACTCTAAGTTTACTAGAGTATAACATAGTAAGTAAATCAAAAGTATCAAACCATATCTGATACTTCCAATGTTTCCAAGCATCTATATTATCTTCTGTAGAATTAGTAATAGTCTTACTTAAGTTAAATATAGAACTACATATTGTAGCTACATTATAACTCATGAGTTTGTCTTCATACTCTATAATATAATTTATTATAGGATTATCATAATGTAGATTATTATATCCACAAAAGATAATATCCGAATCTATTACTAAATTTGTAGTATAAAAATCTCCCCATTTTATATAAGAGTCTACTTGTTTAAAAAACTTTACTAATTCTCTTAGTTGATTCTTTCTTTCAGAGATTTCAAATTTATATATTTCTCCTGTTTCTGTATTTTTTATAGAACAGTGAAAGATATTTTGAAATACCTCAATATCATATACATAGACCTTTTTGTCGCGTATAATCATATTAAAAATATTGGTTAGATTCCGTGGTCAGACTCGAACTGACACAAATCACACAGACTTACATTTTGCTGCGGCTCTAACCTCTTCTTGAGCTACACGGAATTCACTTATAAGATTACATTTATATTATTAGTTCTATTGTTATAGATAATTCAAAGGATATCTTATTGATAAAGCTTTGACATTAAGCGGCTATTAAATATTTACCGTCATAGTAAATAATATTATTATCACCTTCTATATCCTGTACAGCAATACCTGCGAATGAAGTATCTTTCTTATACTTCTTTGCTTCTATCGCAGCTTTCTTTTTAGCTTCATCTCTTGTAGATGCAGTAAAGTAATCTGTTTTAAAATCGTATACACGTTTTTCATCGTCACTACGCCTTCTTTGTACAGTATATTTAAACTTACGTTCGTTTGGTTTTTCCTTAACAGCTAATTCTGCCGCTGTAAAACCCTTTTGTTTACCTGCTTTGATAGGTAAAGGTTTATACTTTAAAGCATCAAAACGAGTTTGTTTTGCTACTTTTTGCTGTTTAAATAACTCTTTCCATTCTTCTTTAGAACGTTCTACAGGTTTAGAAGTCTTAATAGCTAAGCTATTCTTTACAATTCGTGTAAACTTCTTCTTTTCCTGACGAGTGTAATGTTTCTTTGGATCATAGCCTGCTTTCATAAGAATATTTTTAATTAGTTCTTTCTTAGACTGTTTGATTGTTTTATTCTCTTCTATAGCTTCTTTAGCTATTTTAGTAGGCTGTTGCTTCTGTTTAGAACTCCAGGAGTTCCATTCTACTGTTTTCCCATCTTTAACTACAGTTACTAAAGACGGACCGATCTCGAAATCCCTTGTAGTTTCTACTGGACAATGCATTCTAACATTTTTGTCTCCTACAATTATTCTAGGATAATTACGCTTTTTAGCTTTAGCTGATCGTTTGCTATTTCTTACAGTTTGTTTCTTGATTCTACATTGTTTATTCTTTTTCATAATCTTGATAATTTTAAAAGTTATTTACTAAAACCTTTTACAGTTGTTGGTTTTTTCTCTTGCTCTCTATATGATATCATTACAATGTTATCACTATATGTAATATTTTGTAATAGAAAATCTTGTTCAATATAAGCGAGGATAGAGTTTACTCTACCCTCAAACTTTTTATTGCTTTCAAAGAAATGTTTTCTTAAATAGATTGTCTTCATTATGCAGCTAATTTTAAAGGAGCTTCTTCCAAGCTCAATTCTGCACTATTATTAAAGTCTTCAATCTCTTTGTTTAATTTATTTATTTCTAATTGTAAACTATTTTTTAAGTTGTTAATATATGCAGAAGTTAATTCTTCTGTTTTATTCAAATTCTTTTTACCCTTTGCTCGTTTCAGCTTAGGATCAAGAGTTTTAATCTTACTTAAGTGAAATAATTGTTCTTGCTTTTCAGATAAAGTAAATATAGCAAGATAGTTATTAGTAGTAGGTAATTCAGAGAACTTCTTATAACCCATATTGATACACTGTAAATACAGTTTCAATAGGATACGTTCGTCTGCCTTTGCTTGGATGTCAAGAATGAGCGCTTTCAAGTCAAAGTTACGTTTAGCCCCATTCGGTATAACGTTCTCATTCTTAATAATATTCCAATATTTTGTAATCTCATTACTGAGTTCTTTACGACGTGTAATAATATATTTAGATGTAATTGATTTCATGTTCAAGTTGATTTTTTAAATGTTAATACTTGACCAAATTACGTCTACTAGTAGTAGTGCTAATGGGATTCAAACCCATAACATACAGATTAGAAGTCTGTTACTCTATTCAGTTGAGTTATAGCACTATATATTTAAACAGGGCCAATTCACCCTGTGAAAATATGTTGTTTTAAAATAATATTCCAATTCAAATATTATACTTGTGTAACCTTGCCTAGTTTTACAGGAACAACTACGCCAGGCCGTATTTCAATACCAGCAAATCCAAATAAATTATCTGGAAGTATTACTTTGCCAGTTAAGCCCTTCTCTTTTGCATATTTTTGTATAGCTTCTTTATTGATATACTTAGAATGCAACTCTCCGTTCGAGGCATTTCTCATACTATCAAATAGAATATCTACAACACAATCGAGATCATGATTCTTTATTGCTTCCTGCAGTAATGCTTGTGTAATACCGTCGAAAGCTATATCGTTTCTGGTTCCACCAGAACCAGTTATTGCATCTGCAATACGAATTGCTACATCTAAAATACTTACCGATTCATAAGTATTTAAAAGTCGTTGCCACCATAATGGTCCTTTGCCATAGTAAAAGAAGACCTGACCATCTTCTCTTACAGAAACAGCACTAGGAGTAACTTTTTTGCCTCCGTCCCAACTCTGAACTTTAGCTAATATGGTAGGTTCTACGCAAATAAGTAGTCGCAGAAGCTCTATTCTTACTTTAGAAATTCTGCCCATAGTTTACTTATTCTGCAGATTCTTCAAGATTTACTTTAAGTGTAATCTCTGTTTCTTCAGAATTTACACCACACTGCCGTTGATATTCCAACTGCAAACGATCTGACTGATCCATAATATTACGGACAGTTTCACTCAATTTCATGAACTTACGAGACATATCTTCATAGAAGGTAAGAATACCTTGATTATGAATCTTCAACAGTTCATTCAGCATAGGCAACTCTTCAGCTGCAAAGAACATAGGCTTACTACCTTTCTTTCCGATTCGCTCAATACACTCAGCCACGTTTTTCCGGTCTGCCTTACTAAAGTCAGGCTTAACTAACGGGAACACTAAGTTCGGATCGTTATCTTCCGGATTCAACATAATCTTCGGTTCTCCATCTAAGTCCTTTGCTAAGAACTTAACATCAAGAATGTCAATAGCTTTGACTACAAATACATTTACTTCTTTCCGTAATGTATTCTTGTCAGCAAGAACATCTTCTTTCCATTTCAGGTCAGGATTTGTTGCTACAATAGTATACAATTGTTCTCCAAAGAAACGACCATATTCTTTTGCTGTTGCCCGATAACGAGCCATAACTTGAGCTGCAGTGCTCTGAGTTCCTACTAATACTCCAATGCTAGGAGCTGCTTCATTTGTATTCATAAGAATGTTTCCTTTCTGAGTCCGTGCTTGATTTCACCAATACGAAACTCTTCTTAATTTTTAATTAATACTTTGTTAATGCTCTCCACCTTTCGATTATTTGTATGCTAATGTACTCATCTTATATAGTACCGCTTTAAAAAGCTTTGAAATATTAGTGTGAATTCAATCACATAATCTACTTGGCTTACTTTGAAAATAAATTGAAAAATAATTTATGAGAAATACTCTGAGAGTTACTTCTGATAATGCTTTGAAAATTTAAGTTTATCGTACTTCAACGGTTAAGATTCAATTTATACGATGCTTAACGCACCCATCGCCCTACTTTATACTATAGTATCTTGCATAAGTATTGTACAAGTATAGTATATCGAACTCTTTCATCAGCAACTGGTATGCTTAGGAGTAATTAAGGATTACAACATTCTAAGCGAATGAGGGTCGTTTCTGTTGAGAAACGTTACTAAAACACAATAAAGCTGTCTAATTTTTCAAGACACCCACTTTAACCTCTCGGATTTCTTATTTATACTGCACGAATATGAGGATTTCCACCTCTCATCAGCATCACATATACCGGTACTGATTCTGTTATTACATGAAAAACCTGAGTATATAGACAGTATACTCTTATATATGTTACTTTAATCTGAATCAGCGTTCTCTTACATATAGTTTTTCACACTATACTTTACGAGTGTCAATGTCAGCAATAACGGTTGGCAGTCGGGGTGGTGATCTGTCTACTTACACTATTCTTACAACGATAGTCTTAGCGTTTACAGTTCCATTGAACTTCCCAGTTAATTAATATTAAACAATTATAGTTCATTTATTCATAGCTGACTATATTCAGCGTAGATACATTAGTAAATATAGTATAACATCTTATACCAATAACCTAATGGCATAGTCTTCTGTATCTCCTTAAATTGTAATACATCTATTAATAACGACAATCCTGGATTGAACTGCATTATATTAAGACGAAGTTTACATATCTTGAAACTTATAAGCTCTGCCGTTTTTTACGAGGTGTTTTCTCTGCATCACCTTAGTTTATTTTTGCTGCATAATATGACTTGCTAAAGGCCACTGCATCTAGAATCAGGGTTATAGCGCCCTCAAACCGCTCGACGAGTCTGTTGCTCCGTAATCATTCCTCATTCAATTATACTCACACGAACGACCAAGCACGTGAGTCATATCAGTCTTGAAAGAATGCTATCAATCTCATATAGCTTCATCCCTACTTCTTCCTCGGATCATTGCGTATCCACCTGCACGAGGACTCTATTTACCATAAAGCACAGGATTGGCTCCTGCTCCACGATAATCAGTCGAGTTTACATAGTATGTACCATAACACGGTTATCCTTCATTAGTATCTATAATTTACTACCTTCATAAGTACAAGTTCCAATATCCATAATTGCATATTGCATCACAGCTGATGTGTACTGAACACTATAGTTAGCATCTATTTTTCCGTTCTGGGTGCATAGTTACACTTTTGTTGACCGATTTTGGAGACCGGTGTTCGCGTTTCTGCTATTTAGTTTTATTACAATTCACTTATTCTTTCCAAAGGAATAAGTCAGGAAGCCTTTCTTCCTGTTGCATCATCGTGTTTATACTCCTTATTGATTCTGACCTTGATAATCTAAGACGAGTAATTTACAGGATTTCGTTCCCGTTGTGCTGTTTACAGTTCAGTGTGTCTTCTCTTAAACTGTGAGTCTTTAGTAATATCTCCAATCGGTTCTCATATTACCTCTTCCTTTTTGAGGGTTGCACACTCTAACCCCCTCCTATATAGATTTCAAGTATATAGGCTAACATCCTACCTTTTGAGTGATCTCACCATTTTAGTGGCTAACATATTCTCGGATCATGTATTTTTCGGGCTATAGAAAAATGATTCTAAACTCCCTGACGGGCGCGACTGATACTATTGTATATCTTACCGCATGACTTCCCCGGAGTGATTTACGCTACAGTTTTACTCCTCTCGAACTATGACATAATTATAGGTTTTTATAGTGGTTAATGTCATCAACTATTTTCCACTGGGCGTTTCTCTTCGGCCATATTTTCATGTTCTGGTTCTAACATAGCAATTTCACCTGTAGTTAGGTTGATTGTTGCAACAATCTTCTTGCCTTTACAAATATCTACAAACTTATTTCGTACATCACTACTACTGATATAGTCAATTGGTTCCATAATACTTGCGTTAAATCCATCCAAACATTTACAAGCATTACCTACAGACAAGCGTAGGTACTTTTCAGTATATAAGCAATTAGCTATACTATCTTTAGTCTGATTTCTAATGACATCAGATTGATCTCCATCTACTATAAAATAGGAAGATTGTGCCATGATAGAGCTCAGTTTACACCGAGCTTCTTTCATGTCTTTAATGATACGTGATAAACGCATCATTTGTTTTAGTATAACTAAGTTACTTACCATGAGAATCTACTTTGGATAATGGAGTTACTGGTGTTTCGTCATCAGATACCTTACTAATACTACGTACTTTTGGATATCCTGTTGAAGTCAGCTTCTCTACTACTTTAGTTCTCCACTTGACTACTGGCTTAGGTTCGCCCGTAGTCTTTACGTTTACAATTGCGTCTGTTGTTCCTTTCACGGATACTTCTAATGTAGATAGGTCTACTTCGACATCTATCTTTTCGACAGACTTCTTCACTTCACTATTAGCTATAGGAAATTTAGGCATTTCTATATGTGAAGGAATTACAGGGGCTGCCTGTACTACTGTGACTGTCTGTCGCAGTCCAAAGCCAATTACGCAACTAGCGATGAACATGCCGACAGCCGTAATAATTCTAAAATTCATATTGATTATGGTATTTTAGAGAATGGTTAATCCTTAAAACCTACAAATTTTAAAAACTTGCGCCAAGCGCTTAATTTTTTTTTTCATCTGTCGGCTTTTCTTCCTTCTTTTCCGGATATTCCTTCTCTGTAGGAGAAGTTATAGACGGTTGACAATAAGCTGCCAAACGAGAAGCTGGATCACGATACAGATTAATAATCTGTCCTACTTTCAGACGAAGTTCATCTTGAGTTGGATGATCATCTTTGCCGAAGAAGTTAGTTCTAACAGAACCTAATACCATACGAGCGATCTTCTGATCGTTCTCAAGTAAGTTCTTTTTACCTTCTTCAACTCCATCTGTATTGATGTTCTGATCTGCAAACAATTTGTCGATATACTCTTCACCCAAGTTAGAGATTAAAGCTACAATAGCCTTATCTGTCTCAGGAGTAAGTTTATCATTGTCCTTCTGTTTCAGACGGAAATTTTCATCAATAAGAGCTCGTACGGTTTCTGCAACTTGCTCATCACTCCAGCCAGCTCCAATCAAATGCTTACGTAGTATTGAATGAGCCATACAGGGAGAACCTGTTTGTGAAGTATACAAGTATACTGAACTTCCAAGACCTTTCAATAGACTGATAGGATTGATACGGCTAAATATTTCATTCATCCAATCTCCTACTGTCATTTCATCTAAAGCTAACTTTTTGTCAGCATTAGACTCTTTCAAGCCTCGCAATGTACGATACCATTCTACGGTGTTAACAATGTTTGTTGCAACGTTTCTTTCTTTACCGATGAGGTAAGTTAACGCTGCATCTACTTCCTCATCTGTTGTGATCTTATTCGGATCAAGCTCCGGAATTTTATCTACTGGTTTACCAGCATCCTTTGATAATTCTTCAGGAACTTCTGATTCCTTGAAGTCAATAGATAACTGATTACCATCTCCTCCGGGTAATGCTTTAGCTGGAGCGAGTTTAATACCCAACATTTCAGCCATACCTTGCAACGGCATTAATTGATTTGCATCAATCATCAGTTGCAATTCACCACGGTCACCACGATTGAACAAATCCTGACGAATGTCTACAAGTGCTAACAAGCTTACGACATCAATTGTACGATTGATATCTGCATATACCTCAGGATAGCGCTTTGCAAGCTCTTCATTGTTAGCGTAACGCTGTTGCATTACAAATGCTAACATAGCTTTTCCATCTACTGAAGAGGCTGTAGAACCTACAGGAATACCTGCGCCAGTTACGCCACCGACAAGAGCTGCTGCTCGTTTAACAGCTTTCTCTTCAGGTGAAGGTGTTTTCTTATCAGAAACATCTTCAGGAATGATTGTGGGGATCTTTTCCTTCTTCTTTTGGGTGGCAGGCTTAGGATCCTTCTTTTCCTCCTTCTTCTGATTTACTGGTTGCTCTACTTGAGGCTTCTTATCCTCTTTTTTAGTCTCCTTAGTTTCTGCAGGCTTTTCGTCTGCCGGTTTGTTCACTGTCTTATCTGCAGCTGCTTTTTCTTTTGCTTCGTTTTTAGCTGCAGCTTTAGCTGCTTTCAAGGCTGCTTTTCTTTCAGCCTTAGACATTTCTTTCTGTGCCATAATTTTTGATAAATTTTTTTGGTGGTTAATAATAATTTTGTTTCAGTCGATAGGTTATTTAAGAGGTTCAACTATCATCCTCTATTGCTGGTGAATCACGCCCATTAGTACAGATATTACTAATCAATGCGTCTGATAACTTTAATTTCAATTCTGACATGTTACTCACAACCCCAGATAGGCAATTGGTAGTACCTTCTGTCACTGTACACACTAAGCTTTGTGTGCATGTAGAATTGTAGTCATCAACGGTATTGATTAGCTGAGTAATGGAAGTAGTGTGATTGACCTTCTTAGAGGTTTCTATTACTTCCTTACTCAACATACCTACTAACAAGCCAGCTACGATGCAGGAGATATAAATCCACCACATTCTGTCACTGCGAAAACTTCTCGCAAATGCAAATGCTACTATTAGTAGCACAATAATCCAAATTGCTGACATGTTTGTAAAATTTTAGTTTAACAATTGTTTTAACTTCTCTCGAGCTTTATTAAGCTGAGATTTTACTTGACTCTCTGAGAGGCCAAGTTCTTCAGAAATCTGTTTGTAAGACATATTCTGAATCGCTCGTAGTTCAAGTATATGTCTGTACTTATATCGGAGTCTACTAAAGGCAGTTGTTAATCTAGTATCTGTTTCATTGAAGATATAATTATCTTCAGGTGAGTAGTCGGCCGAACTTCTCAGTTGAACAGTACTAGTGTCATCGTCTAGCCAGTAATTAGCATTCTCTTTTTTAGTACGTCGAATATAATCAATACTACTGTTTATAGCTATAGTTTTCAACCACATCTCAAATGAGATATTGTTAACATAACTTTCTAGCTTTGAAAAAGCTTTAATAAAAGTAATAGATAATAAATCATCTGCGGCATCTTTATTATTAACTATTTTGTATATAGTATAATGTATAATGCCTTTAAACTTTTCATAAAGCTGTGTGAAGGCATATTGTTTACCTTCTTTCGCCTGTTTGATCAGATCGAAAAGCTGTTGTCTTTCTTCATCTGTCATAATTACGGGCTTTAGTGTGAATATAGGGCCGATCAAAGCCTATATTCTTAAAATGGTAATTGTAGTATATACCTACAATGCCATTCATTCCACAAATTATACAGTTTATTAAAAGTATCCCAGATACATTCCATAAACTCTATTTTAAGTTCTCGAGTAAGTACTTCTACTGGCAGTTTATTTACCATCCCACAGATTATTCTGATTCGTACTTGTAATGTAACTTTAGCTGCTATTCCTATCTGTTGTAAGATTTGAGTATCATACCAAGCTATTATTCGAGCAAGACTTGATGCCTTGAAAAATTTGTGAAATTCTGTTTCTTTTATTTCTCGATTTTGTATTCTTATAAATACATACCAAGAAGGTCTCCAATTAATTTCATTGTATCTTATAGGACAACTGTTCAGATAAGAATACATAGTTAAACTATTGACGACCATATCTTATATTATTTACTATCCTAAGTAATAATACATTTATTTGAGCTAAGCTCCAATTTGTTACACTCATGATATATGCCTTAGTAGCTTCAATACCTCTACCAGGTATCTCTATATCAGCTAAGTAACGATTAGTAAATGCTTTTAATTCCTCATTGGTAATATCTGGCATTTTAGCACCACGAATAGATTTTCTATAAGGTGGCAAAGAACAAATTTCTGAGTATTCATACTCTAGAAATATAAAGGCACTAGGATCCTGACATACTGATTGTATTTCAATTGAATCCTCTGATAATACTGTAAATTTACCTTTTTGAATGAGATCATTCATAAGTAATGCAGAAGTAATTCTTAAGCAAGGTACTTCTCCTGTAATGTTGGCTAATAATTCAAAGTGTTCTCCAACAATACGATAGATTCCAGGATGATTTAGTTTCATGACTTCTTGTTGATTTCTTTTTTAAAGTTATCTACTACTCCAGATATCTCAGCCATTTTTAGTTCTGGGAATCTGTTCATGAGTTTATTAATTGCATCAATCTCTGAACGAGAATTGTTGAGTATACTGATAAATTCAGTACGTTCGGCTTTTGAGTCGAACCACGCAAAGTATCTTATTCGCATTGGTATTTGTAATTTCTTGCTATTTGTTCTAACTCTTTCCACTTAGTAAGATTATCTACATTAGTCATATCTATTAATCTATAGATATCTGTACCTCTTTCCCAATGGAAGAATATCATCTTTACTTTAGAAATTCCTTCTTTGTAATGATACTTGTTCTTATAACATTGGGGTACTACTGAATTGATACGTTGTACCAATTGCTCCTTCATTCTTAACTGCCTACTTGCTATTTCTAACGGTTCTGGTAGTTTTTCTCTGATAAATTTAATTAATCCCATTTCAAATTAATTTATTGATTAAACTTAATTTAATTTAGTGGGGTACGTAGGAATCAAACCTACTATATAGAAAATAAATCTATATATCATTTACCCCTTGTGTGTACCTACATGTTCTCTCTTGCAAGCGAGACGGTACACAGGTTCTCAATAGTCTGGTAACTGGATTTACTTGTTTCGTTACTTTTCATGCATGTTCCACTACGACTTATGATAGTAGTAAGGAGAGGATTCGAACCTCTCTTTTCTAACTTTATCAGTGTTAGAGCTTTTATCCTATAAAGCTACTTACTCCAGCTTTTTACGACATTAGCTTAGCCGTTCAGTCTATCTTACGCTACTAAGCGTGTATAGTCTGTTACATAACTTGTATTGCCAGTTATTCGCATTATTGACCTATTCTACCTTCACTATCGCTGTCAAAACCGCAATGCCCCTTTTTCTTAAAAAGGCAATAGGCTAAAACGCCACCATTTTTTAGAGCCCTCGCATAAATACGATTTAATCACCTAAGATCGACCTTTTAGTGGCGGACTAACTCAGAGCTTAGGATGAAGCGCTACTTCCTATTACCTTTAGTGGAGCATACGGGGATCGAACCCGTGTCCAAACGATGATTCAATAGACCTAACAGTCAATTTCTTAATTGTGGGTATATAGCCGACCAAAGCTATATACCCTATGGTCTTGAGAATGGTTAATTCTCTTATACTGATCTTGATAATACTCGAATAGTATTTACGTAGTTCGCTTCCTTAGTAACGTAAATGATACAAGATACAACCTATTCAGTCTGACTTGATGTCACGACTAAGGCAGTTCAGCATTATTACTAATGCGGGACAATCTTATTGTCGCGATCTCAGACATATGATCAGTAGTACACGGTGGTTCCCCATTACTGATACAAAGATACTTAATGAGACCTGTTAACTCAGGTCCTTGTGGCGTCCAATCTCTCCTGTGGCGCAATGCCAGCTTAGATTTCACCATAAACACTTAATCTGTTTAGATACAAAGATACTCAGATTTGGAACTTCTTTTATTTAGTTTTGCCGATCCTTAATTACGACGATTAGGGATCAAGCTGTTCCAACGATAAGACCATGAATTCGGAAAGAGATCATCTAACTCTCGTTGAGATTTGTCGATATCTTTGTCGATATCATTCAAGTCCTTGTCAAGCTGTTTCTTCAGTGCAGGAGCTTCGTCATTCCAAGCCGTAATTGGTTTTTCTCCACTCTTCACTGCTTCTACAAGTTTGTCAAGTTCTTTCATGTAGGACTTCATACGTTGGTTTACGCGGTTACTACGGCGTAACTGCAATACTGTCGATTTCTTAGTGTATTCACACTTCTGAACCGTGTCAATGAGTTCGTTAGTAAGTTTCTCCTTACGACGTTTGGCAATAGTTTCTGCTGCTTCTTTAGCAATGTCTTCCGTTACCTTACTTGCGTTAGAGATTACTTCTTGGATGTTCTCACTGTCTATGTCTTCTGACATAATACTTAATTTTACTTTTTCGTCTGTCATTTTGATACAGTTTTTAATTGTTTGATACTATAGTTAATAATTACGAAATAATTTCGATAAAATCACATTCTTTGAAATATCTTCTTTTCGCTTCTAATACTGCTACAAATATATTGCGAACATAGATATCTATAGATCTATATCTATTACATTGACATTGTAATTTTGCTGATTCAATTTCAAAATTACCAAAGTATGATACAGCTCTAATTCTTTCTTGAATGTTTTCTGTTGGGTTTATCCTAACCAAAGGACGTATAATCTTACCCATTACGTAAGGATTCTCTACGCTCTTTATTCAATCGTATTTTGCGTTGTCGGTAACTTTCACATTCACCTACTTTAACTTGTTTACGATTGATATAAGATTGTTTACGCTTACACTTTTAGCTGTTAGTAGAATGAGATAATGATTTATTCTTCTTTCTTCTACCTTCAGTTCTTGCTTGAGTTTATCTGCTGCCTCTTGGCATATAGCGATATACTCTTTATTAGGATTTAGTTCCTTACTTTCAAGTTCTATAAATCCTTCTAACAGTTTAATTCGTTTTGTTTTACTCATTTTTGATAATTTAGAGTTAAAAAAAGAACTATCTTACTTATTTGTATATCTTATTCGTAAGTAACCCATATCCTTCTTTTGACCCATAAATATGGGTTGACCGTTGTATAGTCCATTGTACTCTAGAATAGCTGTTTAGCAACAGCTAAACTTCCATTAGGGCTCTGGTTATTAATAGTTCTTGGTTGACTGAAATCCACCATACTAACAATTTAAAATTAGTAATATATAACAGCGGGCGGATACTCTGGCGAAGTATCCTCCTTGGACTGTTCAAGTTGCATTCTGAGTTTACACTCATGAGTACATTCACTACAGTTGATTTTATTATCAAGTGCAGGGCATTCATTTACTTCCATGACTTCTTTCGATTATAAGGCTCCATTTTCTTGTGTTTAGGCTTCTTTTTGAAGTCTTTTTGTTTCTCATAGTCTTTATCAGTCTTTGCCATATCAAACAAATTTAAATACAGGATTAAGATCTTTTACCAATGTTGGTAATACTTTTAGGCCGTATTCATTAAGTATACGTACGTATGCAAGATACTTTGCTTCTGAAGTAATCTCAATGATTATACTTAATGGTAATTTTACTTCATCTTTGTTTGAATTGACAAGAAATTTTATAATTTCTTGATTAAGTATATTCCTATCCATTAGAGCTGGAGATCCAATCTTCTGAACAATAGTTTTACAGAATTTTCTGATTATATCTGCCTTCGTTGGAGTAGGAGTAGGTTCTGAAACAGATTCCATTACTTTTTGTAACAGTAATGCAGCTGTTTCTTTATCATCAAGTGTTTGAATTTTCACTTGAATGTTTGTACCTTCTTTTCTTGCTAAGTCTAATGACTCTACAATGTGATTGACAAAGGCTTCTTCTGAAGCTGGTGATTTATATTCACCATTAAATGTAATAATAACTGCTTTCATTTTACTTTTGATAGTTTTTGATTAACGCTAATAGATATAGTTATTTCATATTCATCTAACTCATCACATATTTGATCAGTAGTATATTTACTGATAATGGGAATAGGTGGATCAACCTTAATATTCATATCAGGATGTGTTCTTTTACATAAAGTTCTTGCCTTGTTTAAAGGTACACCTAATATTTTAGTACAAGCTAATAAATTAGCTAAATAATGATCAGTGCCAAATTTAATTTCAGTCAGTTTTCGGCCCTCTTCAACTTTAATAGTTGCCATTTTTGTCCTCCGTTTTTTGTAATAAGTTAGCGAAATCAATGAAAAAGTCTTCAGGATCGTATGCTACTAAAAACTTACCTTCTAAAGTTTCTATTATTACACATTCTCCTATATCATTATGTGATACCATAATGTTATCTATTGCATCTATATTGATGCATGCTGGTTTTGTTATTTCCGTATCAATGAATTTTTGTTCAATGAATAGGAAGTTGTTAATAATTTTCATAATACTAATGTTTTAAATTGTTAATAATGTTTTGACGACGACCAGGGTATTCTGGATTTAATTCATGCTAATACCAGCACACATTTAGTTAGTGACTTAAAGCAAACTCTATTCCTTTTTGATGGCTCTCTAATAGTTTTAACACATAATCAGAATAGCTGCCAAATTATTCTTATTGGTGTACCTGATTTTAACGTCCGCACGATCATAGATATGTTCTTGCATCCTAAGCTCTATTGAATTATGCAAGCCTAATTCTCAAGACAGGACATATCTATTTACGCCCCACAGGTTTGTCATCTTCTGAAGACATACTCTATCTTCACAGATAAAGTATGCTGTCAAATTAAATAACACAAATTTAAAAGAAATAAATACTTATTTTCACAAACCAGTATTTAAAAGAAAGTTGTTATCCACTTTCGTCTAAATAATAATGGCAAATACATAAAGATTTATTCTCTTTGTATCGGAATAGTGTCTTTGTGTTCTTTGATTTTGTATAATGAGTCTTTAAACTGTTGAATCATTGCACCACTTTTTACATTGTTATACCTCTCTTTGTTTGATTCATATATTGTAACTATGTCTGAATTAGACAGTGAAGTTCCGTGTTGCAGTAATATGTCAATTAAAATGACATCTGGCATTGTAAGAAATACACTGTCAATACGTTGACATTCTTTAATATACTCACGTCCATCGAGAATTTCCTGTATAGTTGGTACAGATTCTGTTTCAACCATGTTAGGTTCTTCAATAATCTGTTCCTGATTAGTTTTATTAGAACTAATAAGTTGTGATACTTCATTTCTGTTTAGATAAAGTAACATACTTGTAAGGAATAGCGAAGCTATTGCAATTACAAGGGATAACCTTCCTACATGTGATTTTTTTGTTTCTAAATTTTCCATTTTTTGATAAATGTTTTAATAGTTAATAATTAGTCAATATCAAATATATATTTCATATATAATGATTTGAATGTTTTTGCAGCATATTCTGCAGCTTCTCTACTGATAAATCTCAAGTGAGTACCGACATTAGCAGAGGAACGACCAAGGCCATCGTAAGAATAGATAGCGAAAAAACCCGCAGAAGAGCCATCTTTAATCTTGTTCCAATCAATATACCACCAACTATACCATGTTTTAATTGGCTTTCCTTGATAAACTGGTATCCATGGCTTATTACCATTAGCAATAAAGTTAATTGCTTCAGTAATAGTAGACAATACAATGTATTGCATAACATGATCATCTAACTTTCTACGCTTGTCAATAGGTTTCTTACCTAATATAGCACAAGCACTTTTGTAATCTTTTACTTGTTCGAACATAATTTTGATTAATATTTGTTTAACATTTTAGTTAACTGATTTATCTGACTAAGAACTGTATTGTAACTAATTCTATCTATACCTTTTAATAGCATAGATAATTGTTTTAGATACTTTATAGATTCTCTTATACAAGAATTAATACTTATTTTAGTAGATATACTAATAGGTATTCTCATTCCAATTTCACGTAATTTATTATTACGAGCCTCAAGTGCTTCTGGATAAGTTCTAAATGTACCTAATTCAAACCTTTCTCCGTGTAAGTATATAATTACTCTGTATGGTTTCTTTTTATTATATCTACAGTAATAGATATACTTTTGACTTTTACTTCTCATCTTATAGTATCTCCTACAAAGTAGGTATTATAATATAGATAATCTTTAACATATACCTCTTCAGTTCTTTTACTGAAAGGATTCATAAGTTCAAACACATAAGTGTTAGAGTTCCGTACATACTTATTAACAACAATATAATTCTTATATTGTGCTTTAAGTTCTACATAATTATAATAGTCTTTAGTATTAGAATGTTTGATTAATGATACAGCTACTATAATTATAATAATTATTAGTAATAAACACTCACTAATAGTAGCAAGTATATTTTCTGAAGTATGTCTTCTTGTTATCATACTATACTAATCTAATTACTACTCTTGTATTCTTTATCTTCCCATTTTACAGATGGAAATAAGTCTGAGTCTATTTGAATCATATGAGGCGTTGTTGGATACCATACACTATGAAATTCTAATGACCTTGTAGGCTTAGTTTTAAAGAGAAATAGTGCACCTCCTTTATCTCTTGCAACCCATATTCTTACTGATTTCTTTGGTTTTTCTTTCATAATAAATTGATTTTATTGTTATTAACTATTTGTACTCAGAGCGGGAATCGAACCCGCATGATTGCAATAATCACCAGTAAAATAGTAGCATAAGTGGGACTCGAACCCACAAGCTCAATTGAGCGCTGCTGTTTAAGAACAGTGCGTATTCCATTCCGCCATTATGCCACTTGTTTTATGTTTTTACCTCTATAATTATCAGTTAAAGCATGACAATTAGTACATAATAACTAAAGATTCCCTATGCGATTATCATGTTTATCACCATTTATATGATGTAATTCTAATGGTATCTCTCGATTTAACCATATAGTATTATTACACATTTCACATTTATGCTCTTTTATATTCTCTTTTAAAAGCTTATATTTAAGCTTATAAGAGTTTATAAAAGTAGAATTCTTTGTTAATATTTCTTCTAATGGTTTAACAGGTCTAATAGTTTTATATCTTTCTCCTGTATTCCATCCCTAATTTGTCATATGAGATGTATCTAGATTTAACTCTTTAATACATCTTTTAACTGTATCATAGTTTCCTCCAGCTGGTATTAAATTTAGTTTTCTTATTACTTCTGCATAAGATAAGCTATTTTTAACAGCATCTATGAGCTACTGGTTATTCCATCTCTTCTTATTATTCATATGAATATAATTTAGATTAAACATTTTACTGAAGCGTCTACCTATTTCGCCATCTGAGCATGATTTTACTTTTTAATTAAATGGTCTAATTTTTGTCTATTCTTAGTAAATAGTGTATACATATTTGCAATAGTATTAGTAATACTATAAATATTATAATTAAACTTAAACCGATTTGACTTAAGAGGTCCATAAATATTAGCTTTAAATGTTAATAATTGATTTATTAAAGTAAAGGCATTAGTTCATAGGTAAAACTGGAAGGTTTATTTGACCTATTTAACACACTCGCCACGTGAAGGCTGCCTATTTGAGTGCAATCAGTATACTTATATTCACATATAAATATACTGACAATAACACACTTGTTATTTACAACGAATTTTTGAAAATTGCTGATACAATAGAAGATTGCTTATTGTAAGGACTATCCTACTCTTAGGACTAATAAGTATAGTTATGCATATCACTGAAGAATGAAACGAACGCTAAAAACTACTATACTTGCATGATTTTTAAGTCTGCACTAATACTCCTCAGTTTCTTAAACTGTTTTGTTTAGGAGATATAAGCCCCACATGCTTGTCAAGGATTCTCACCTTAAGGAAATAGAGTAAGCGCATTAATATAGTTATTATCGCGATATTTAACTATAAACTATGCTAAGAGCTGCGAAAGATATTAACGCCTCATTTTCTCTTACTCTATTTGTTATCTATTACTTAGCTGACAACATAGCAAATCCTATAGTAATAAATGCTACAGGAATAACTAAACTCATCATAATTACACACTTTAAGTTAAACATAAGTTGTGCTTTCAAGGTATAATCTAATGGTTTAATTGAAAGTAAGTTGCTATTTCCTTGTTACTGGTATTATAGCTTTCTGCTTAGGACTCTTCAGCCCTATATGTATCCTTTCTTCGAGGATGCAGACCCACTCTATTACATATTCACTATTTCTGTGGGAGAGAAGACACTTATTGTTCAGTTAGTGTCAGACTGTCAAGTACCTCATTAAGCCTATCGAGGTATAGCTTATTCCCATCTATACTTGCTTTGGTTAGTTGCTACTAAAGGGTGCACCACAGCGAACCTAACTGTGCCCTTACCACGTGGATTTGTAGTCTGTTTTCAATTGTGCATTGATTAGGACTACTGTTATTGACTCTATATTTACACAGTTGATAACTGCTTAAACAGGCTTGTCACTGTCTATGGCTATATTACTTCTTACGTGGATATTGTTTAAGGATTATATCTCTTATTATTATAGCATCATCTAATTCTTTAAATGTGCCAAAGTGTTTTAGTTTACCATTTACTTTCATTGTTACACGAAATGGTAAATTACCATGAGGATTATAGTATATATGCTCCTCCCAATTGCATTTTTCTCTGTTTTCTGGTTTCATATGCCAAATATATTGTGTGATATAATACTGATTATACACATTGAAATAGCAATAGCTAAACAGATTGCAAATTCTTTCTGTGATTTATAATCACTTCCTAATTTATTCATTTTGATATTGTTTGATTAATTTAAGTTTCTATCTTGAATAACTATTGTTCTGATTCAAAAAGAAATTAGGCTACATTGCTGTAGCCTAATAACTTAATAAGGTAATGGTTGAGTACCTTGAGGTTGTTGTACGAATGTAGGTTGAGCTTGAGGAGCTGGTGCAGTTTGTACTGCTTTACCTCCAACTATCTCTGTATTTGGTGCAGTTGGCATAGCTTGAGGAGTTTTGTCCTCTTCTGCTGGAACACAGTATGCACTAAATGCGCGTTGTCCTACTTCTTCTGGAGAACCTCCACGTATCCATTGTTTTTCTCCGAATTCGTCAAGATAGTACTGACAGAATATACGAAGAGTTGTGTAAAGAATAGGTTTTCCACCTTTCATTACGAGCGAACCAGCTTTAATTGCTTCTTGTGCTGGACGAGTAGCTGTTGCAGGTCTTGGTGCATGGTCAGATAAGTGCTGTTTGTAGAACTTCTGAGGCGGACACCAATCAATCCAACATCCTGTTACGTATGCTAATTCTTCAGGAATTGGTTGGTCTGCTTGTGATGTTCCTCCATGTTGAATTGATAGTAATGGAGCAAACATATTAACAATAGGCGCAATGAAGCAAGTAAATGTTTGTGGTTCTTCCCAAACACATAATGTATTCTGAAGTTTAGCAACTAAATATTTAGTGCCTGCATTTTGCTTACCTGCTGCAACTTCTTTAATTTGTGGTTCGATAATTTTATAACGTGCCATGACATGATACAATTGCCTGTACATTGCGAGGTTTTTGGTGATTGTAAATTATAGCTATATATTACTTGATGAGGTAATACATTAAAAATGGGAGAAGGTGAAAGGTTGTAGAGTCTGGCTACATACTTACAAGTTTAGCCTTTCTTGCTTCTCCCAATGGTTGGCAGCTGTGCCTGATTTGCTTCCTGTGCGCAGCCTGTATGTTAGTACTGTGTACTTGGTACTGTATAACTGCATATTACAACTGTTAATGGTTGTTAATAAACATTAAATACTATTGATTGACAGAGGAGCTTGATTTGCAACCCTGTTAGTTATCTGTAATAACTTGAACAGTTATGCTTGTACTCACGATATTTGCATCTAATAGCTGTTAATAGCTTAGTTGCTTTTAATGACAGTTGAGTATAATACTCCATGTCACCTTTCTTCCACACTAACCACATTACAGGTAATAGTTTAAGTAGTTCATCATACTCATAAGAGTATAAGCATCTTAAATCATTGTACTTGTAGATAAGCCAATAGTAAGCTAATTTAAGTTTGATACTTGTAAACATATATGTTAAATTAAGTTAATAATCGTTAAAGTTAACTATACCGGGGACTTCCCGATTATTAGAAGGGGTGGGGGATTTGTGGGATGGTATTCTACGCGTTCACAAACACATTACCAAAATTTTAAAAATTTTTTTGTTAAAAATTGTTAAAATATTGAAGTTAAATAGCTATAATTGTTGTTAACAAATGTTAATATCAAGTAACCTAATAGTAACTTCATACGTTTTATGGGGGAGATTAAGAGGGGGCTGATACAGTTCCTTATCTAGAGTAAACCTAATAATATATTATAACTTATTTACTATGGATAATGCAGATAAACCAGAAGCTTATATAGGTAAACACATTACATATAAAGGTAATGATTACTACTTAGCACATGAGAGATGTAAAGGAGGATGTAAAGATTGCGACATACGTAATCAGTTTGGTTGTACTACTGAGCTAACAGATTACTGTAGACAAGGATTTATACTTAAGAAAATAGGAGGTAACAAATGAATAAGATAAAAGAAGTTAAAGAGAAAGCTTACGAAGGTAAATGTGTATACTATGGTAACAGACCTTATAGATTAGAGCCAGATATGATGAAAGGTATGTGTATGGGTTGTGATTTGTATAGTAAGAGTTGCCCTTCTAGAATTACCTCCTTATGTACTCAGGGCTATATACTTAAAAAGATTATATTGTAATGAAAGATAGTGAAAAGATACTAGACATAGTAGTAAATAAAATAGATGAGTTATACTTAGATAATGAGTTAAAGCCTTATATGAAGGTGTACATTGACAAGGATAATATACCTGCATTATTTGAATGTATAAAAGGAACTTACACAGATAATAACCCAGATACTTATATCTTTAAGTATAGAAGTAAGTACAATACAGATATAGAGTTTGTAGGTTTAGATAATAATCTTATGGATAGTAATTTGATATACTTTATAGATGGAGAATAAAGGGAAAAAGAATGATTTCCAAGACGGTAAACTAAGATGGGATTTATTGCCTTTAGAAGAAATTGAAGATATAGTTAAAGTATATACATCTGGTGCTAATAAATATGGTGAGAATACTTGGCAACTATTAGATAATGGTTATCAAAGATACAAAGCCGCAATGTTAAGACATTTACTTGAGTATGAGAAAGGTAACAAAGTTGATGAAGATACAGGTTGCCTACATTTGGCTCAAATAGCTTGGAATGCAATAGCTATGCTTCACTTAGATAAACATGGAAAAGGAAAGGAGATAAAGAAATGAGTTTTTGGTTTGGTTTTATAATAGGTATACTTACAATGTATACTATACATGAAGTTAAGAAAAATTTAAAATTATGACGTTGTACGATCCAGAATTAGCAGAGATAATAAGAAAAGGTACTCCAGTAGAGATCTAGAATAGATAGTTTATAATATAGCCTTCTAGAAGCGGTAAATGTGATGGATGTTACTTTCAAAATCAATTAAGATGTCCAACAAAAGCAGTTACATACTGTACTTCTAATGGCGGTAACATACTTAAAATAAAAGAGTAAAATTTTAAAACTATTTAGCGTACTTTACGTTATAGTAATAAACCAAGTTTAAAGAATATGAACGAAGATAAGATATTAGAAACAGTCTTAAGCAGACTGAACTACAAGTTCCTTAAAGATGTTTTGGTAAAACCTTTAGAGCCCGTTATGGTTACTAAAGAATTTACAGAACAAGTTCCTACAGGTGAAGTAGATGAAGAAGGTTTTAACAAATACGAAACAAAGACAGAAATTAAAGAAGTAGAGTCTGAATACGGTACAGCTATTGTATTAGCTATTCCTACTTGTATGGCAGAACCTGAATTTAAAGTGGGAGATAAGGTAGCTTACAATAAAAAGTTCTCTAAGGACTTTGATTTATTCAAAGACAGTCAGTTAGTTAAACCATTTGATGTAATTGCTGTTTGCGAATAATACTTTTTTGAAATAGTATTTTAGGTTTAAACCCCAGTTTCACGCTGGGGTTTTTCTTTGTCTATTAATAAAATGTTAACAAATGTTAAAAAGTATTAACAGTTTATTAACAAAGGCGTTTTAGGGTTAGTACAACGAAATAGTACATAAATTAAATAAATAATATTATGAATAGTTTGAAAGTAGTAAAAGGAAACGGTTTCTTTAAGAAAGGTGATATTCTAGAGTATAATGATACGTTAGGTGGTTATAAACTAGATGAGGAAACTGAAAACAGTTTTAGATCAGCTATAATTGACGTTAACACCGCTGAAGAATATGTCAATGACGGTACTATGATAGTACTAGAAGATGAGGTAGATGATCGTATTGAGACTGTAAAAGAGTTCCTTGATACTAAGATTAAAGAATACAAGAACGATTTGCAAGAAACACAAGATAAGTTTGAAAAAGGTGAAATGCAGCCTTGTGTTAAAGTAGAATCTGAAACAGTATTATATAATCTGATTAAGTTAGCAACAGCTATTAAAGATAAATTAGAGAATGAATAAATTGGTAAAAGGAGTATCTAAAACCGATTTATACAATGAATTCTTGAAAAGCCTTAATGGTATATTAAACTTAACTGATAGGGAGTTAGAATTACTAGCAACGTTTATATAGATTGATATAAACACTCCTAAACTCCCTAATATCAGTAAGAATGTAATAAGTACCGAAAATAGAAAGTATATCAGAAAAATGTTAGGTATTACTCCAGATAACTTGAGTAGATACATAACTAAGTTTAAGAATCAAGGTATACTTGTCAAAGGCAGAGTAGAAGATGAAGTAATGGTAAATAAAGCTTTAATACCAGAAGTAATCGGTGATAGAGTACAAATAACAATCGTATTAAGATTAAATAAAGATGAAAGTACAATTAACAATGCTTGAACCAGGTTCCATTATAGCTTGGAAGGATTATAATTTTCTTAAGAAAGCTTGGTATGGTCTACGGAATAAGCATTTACCCTATAATAGGTTTACTCTTATTACTCAGAAAACTGAGTTGATAACCATTAATGGTTGTTATGACAATGAAACTGCAATATATGAACCTATACGTAAATATAGCAAACTAGAAGCTAACAAACTAGCAATAATAGCTAATGATTTACATTACTCTAAAAATTGGTTAGATATAGCAGATGTTATTAATGTAATTAGACCAAATACTATCAGTGGACCTGTTACTTTAGAAGAATGCAGATATTATAAAAAGGTTAAATTCAATGAAAGATCAACCGAGTATATATACTAAGCTAAGTAATAAATATAATTTACCTTACTAGATAATAGAAGTAATATGCAATAGCCCCTTTAGATTTACTAATGAAGCTATAACTAACATGGATAATAAATCTATCAGATTTACTTATTTGGGTAAAATAAAATTAAAGAAAAAATATGAAGAAAATCATTAACACATACGACCCTGTTATTTATCCAAGAAAGTTATGGGTAGCAAACTATGTAGAAGGTTTAGATAGAAAGTTTACATTCTTAGATGTAAAAGACTTTACTAAAGTAAGTGACGTAGATACTTATACTAATATTATAGACGACTATAATACTGGATTTGCAGACGCTGTTACAATTCCGGTAAATTATAAATCTACAGGAGAAGAAGGAGTGTTAGTAATTATATTTAATACAAAGACTGGAGATTTGATAAATACTATAGCTCATGAAGCTACTCATGTTACAGATTATATGTACGACGCATTAGGATTATCCGCAGATGCTTTTGCTAGAAACGAATGCTATGCATATTTACTTGGTTGGGCAGCGGGATCTATAAGTAGTAGTGTAATTAAATTTGAAGAAGAAAATGACTAAAGAAGAAAGCATTGCAATGTGGAAAGTAGAAAAAGAACATACGAATAAAAATCTACTTACCAAAAAAATGAGCAAACTCTTTGATTTAACTGAAGAGTTAATTATGAACGGTGATCTTATGTATGATCAGTTCAGTGGAGATATGCTAGATGAGGTAACTACTACAATTATAGAAGGTAGTAAGAATGAAACTAACTTAGATAGAGCTGCACAAATTGATCTTATATGTGAAAGACTATATGAAAAATATACGAAGCAATATAACAACTCAGAGTCTAGAGAAGGAGATAATGGAATTCTAGTAGATAATACAGAAGTATCAGATGAATCCGGAGTATGTACATCCAAAGATACCTCTAGCACTAGCACAGAGCATACTACAGAAATTGAGTAAAGAATATTATTTAGGTTACAGAATAGATTAAAAAATTAGACATTATGAATAAATATATTTTAGCTAAAAATCGCAGCGTTATACAACTAAATACCGATACATTAAAGGTTAATGTAATTGATAGTTGCTATAATATTGATTATATGTGGAGTATTGAAGAAGATGGAGTTTTCTTTGTAAATGGTAAAGAAATTGAAGTAAAAGCTGGCAATATTGTATTACTTATGTATCGTATTGGTGATGAGGAGAATGGTGATATTATTGTACTCGACAGTCCTCAATTAACATATAATTTTGAACGTAGAAAGAAATATTACGAAGAACAAAAGGGCAGAGAGAAAGTTAAAGACTGTTGCTGTAATTGTGAATGTGTATCTCAAGATTGCTAATTATGGATAAGTTATTAATTGATTAGTATGGTAATAAGACTCTGTATAATACAGAGACTAATTCCATCAAAACTACACCATCAGACTTTGATGTTAGATGTGCATTCTTTGCTGAATAGGATGGACAAATAATTACTGAAACCGAAGTAATAGACTATAATGCAGGTGACTTAATACTGTACTTTGTACATTGGAACGGCATTGATTATGATAGTAAAACAGTAATATGTACTGATGTAGTTGCTAAGGATGACATCAGCCGATGGTTCAAAAGTCTAACTAGGAAGATCGAATTTAATGAAACTATTTGATATTCAAGGAGGTAAAGTAGTTATTCATTCAGATGCTTTAGGTATCCCGTGCTTTAGAAAAGTATGGGATGCTGATAAAGCAGATAAAGAATATGCTACGAAAGTAATCAGCTACATAGTATTAATGAACAAATGGAATAGTCCATATGTACAAAGTATGGAAGCTGATACTAGAGAATCTAAACTCAAAAAGGAAATATTTGGTGATGAGAGCTACCAACTTACTGCTGAAGAGATTAGCTGTGAGAATGAATATAAAGCGTTCTGCTATACTCGTACGTTGGAGATGCTTGATAACATGAGGTTGAAGTTAGATAGTATTAGTAAGTACTATAAAGAATCCCTTGACGATACTCTTGATGAAAAGAAAATTAAAGACTTATTAGCTGGTATGACATCGGTAGGTAACGTACTTAAGAGTATAGATACTTTAGAGAATATGGTAAAAGCTGAAGAAGTAGCTATGGGTAAAGTTAAAGGTGATGCAAAGATTAATCCTTATGAGTTGGCAAGATAATACATCAAATTGCAACCTAAATTAAACAACACCGTTTATAAATTTATAAAACAAAAAATTATGAAAGCACATTGTGATATTATTGTTGATTTGACTAAAGGTCAAGAAGAATTCTGGAGACAGATTGATGAAATAGACGCTATTTTGAAGCCTAAGAAAGGTTTATGGAGTAGGATCAAAGCTTGGTTCAAACGATAATAGTATTTATTAGCATACCATAGAACTGCTAATAAATCTTCAAAGCCCGACCGTGGGGGCTTAGTACCCACGTAACTAACGGCGCGTGATGTACGATAGCATGGACGGTCTCTAAAACCGTGTGGCCTCTGAAGCCGACCGGGTGGGTTTGACTCCTACCGCGCCGACCAATTTTAAATCTTGAAAACATGATAAGACCAGAGGAATTAGCCTTTATTAAGGGCTACACTGTAACAAAAGAAGGAATTCTTTTAAACAGAAACAGAAAACAAGTTAAAGGAAAGTTAAAAAGTAAAAAGCGGGATTATTACGTATTTGACATACGAATTGGACCTAGAAATGAAAATAAAAAAGTACGTTGCTCGATCCATAGACTTCAAGCTTATCAAAAATATGGCAATGAACTTTATAAAGAAGGGATAGTAGTTAGGCACTTAAATGGAGACCGTTACGACAATTCGTATAATAACATAGCAATAGGAACTATTCAAGATAATAAAGACGATATACCAAAAGAATTAGTATCTATTAATTGTGGTCATATAAGTAGAAAGTATTCAAAAGAGACTGTTGAAAGTATCAGAAATGACTACAAACAAGGTTTAAGTTATAGTGATATAATGGCTAAGTATAACATTTCTAGTAAGGGTACTATACACTATATAATACACGAAGAAGATACTTTATACAAGGTATATCCAAAAAGATATAGAAAAGAATAAGTACAAGCCGGAGCTATAGCGTTGTTTGTCAAGCTGTGTATATGATTCAACGCGAGTGAGTGGTTTAGCAGAAAAATCTATGGGTGCAAATCCCTGTAGCTCCCTACCCTGTACTTATATAAAATACATAATATGCAAGGTGTATATCAATTAGGACCAGATAGATTTAAATACTTAGCTGGTCATACTATCGCTGGTAACAAGGTTTTCTTCATATACAGGGAAACTGACCTAAAGGGTTTACTAAAAGTGGTAGAAGAACTTAAGAAATAAACTAAGTGAAGTATGGCGCGCATACAACGTAACCACCTGAGTCCCTGTCTAATTCTAAATGTAGTCAACACGCAGGTCCGAATCGTAAGTCGGAGAGTTTGACGTAGTATCTCTTACAAACTACGTGCACTGTGAGGATTTGGACATATTGGTACAATTAAAGAATGAGGATGTCTATTAAACGTGTTAATATCGCTAGTTCGATTCTAGCCCTCACAACTATGGAAAAGTTAAAAGATAAAAACGTACTTATTGAAGTACAAGGTAAGAGTTACTGGCTTGATAAAGAAGCCTACGACAAGCTGAAAGAATGGGTAAAAAAGAGAGAACGTGAATTTCCAAAAAGATATAAAACTAATTAAAGTACATCTGGCGATTGCGTATAGCGTGTATATGAGTTAAAATCTTATCAATTGCCCATGTACTTTACAGAAAGTGAAGCTCTTGAGGAGCAACGTAACTTCCTAAGTCACTTACTGCATAATTAACAGTAAATACAGCTAATGAAGGACCTAATCGTAAGTAGGCTAGTTTTAAGGGATCTAGTATAACCCTTACCGGTGCGGAGGTGGAGCAATTGGTAGCTCAGGTGGCTCATAACCATCAGACAACGTTCGAATCGTTCGTCCGCAACTATACATTATGAATAAGTTTTAAGGAAAAAGGGGTCCGTTGTGAACGCGCTCCTTTTATTATAAGTTATTAGTTTATGGAAAAGCTAAGTCCAGGTGAAGAGTTTTTAGTAGAATTCGGAGCAACACTGCTATCATTAGAAAAATAGGAAGATTGTAAACTACTTGAATTCTTAGAAGATAACGTCTTAAAAACAGAGAATAAATACACATGGTCGATTTTAACAAAAAGATATTAAATAGTAATAAATTTCGCTAGCCAGCTTTAAGATTTCTTGAAGTTGGTTCTTATTGTTAGTATCCTGAAGGTACCTCGGAATTTTATAAGTTCTGGGACGAGGAAGGAGATAGATGTATTAATGGTTATACTGCTGATGATGGTGATTTCATCAGTGGCTATAACTATTTTTATTTAAATTACTGTCCTATATCTCGTATTGTTAATCATATTACTACTGATAAAAATGGTAATACAGTAGTAAAGCGTATAAATGAAGTTAGTTTTCCAGACTTTTGGGACTATGACTATTACTATTTCAATGCTGTTCAAGAAGCAGAAGAAGTAGGTAAACACCTGTGTCTACTTAAATCAAGACGTAAGGGTTTCTCTTACAAAGGTGGTTCCATGGCATGCCGTAATTTCTATTTGATACCCAATAGTAAAACATTCATATATGCATCTAATAAGCAATACTTAACAGATGATGGTATTCTTACTAAGGCATGGGATTACATGGACTTCATAGACAAGAATACAGCTTGGGGAAAGAAGCGTAGTGTAAATACTCAGATGCGTAGACGAGCTGGTTTTTATACTAAAGATGATTATGGTAATGTGATAGAAATGGGTTACAAATCAGAGATTATTGGTGTCACTTTGAAAGATAATCCTGACGTAGTACGTGGTAAAAAAGCCAACCTTATCATGTTTGAGGAAGGTGGTTCTTTCTCTGAATTAGGTGCTGCATGGCAGATTGCAAGACCATCTGTAGAAGTAGACGGTATAGCTTTTGGTACAATGATTGTATGGGGTACCGGTGGTGATGAAGGCTCTGCATTTGAAACCATGAAAGACATGTTTTATAATCCAGATGGTTATAACTGTTTAGGTTTTGATAACATCTGGGATGAAACAGCTACTACTAACAAGTGTGGTTTCTTTGTTCCTTAGTATACCAATTTGGATATACGAGATAAGGACGGTAAGCGTTTATACATGGATGAAGACGGTAATACATATAAAAAGAAATCATTAGAATACATATTAGCTGAAAGACAAGTAGTAATAACTAATGCTACTAGTAATGCAGCTGTAGACCGTTATGTAGCAGAACGTCCCATTACTCCAGCTGAAGCTATGCTAGAATTTAATGGTAATATATTCCCTAAAAAGGAATTACAGGAATAGTTATCATTACTTAGAACTAATAAGAAATTATAGAATCACAAACAAGTAGGAGACTTAATTCAACAACCAGATGGAACTATTAAATGGGTAATTAAGAAGACTGGAGATATAACTCATTATCCATTAAGAACCAAAAGAGATGAAGTTACAGGGGCTTTAGTAGGAGACGATCCTACTGGTTCTATAGTAATATGGGAACACCCTAATAAAGACGCTAGTGCAGGTCTTTATATAGCTGGTATTGACTCATATGATTATGACGAATCAAGCACTACATCTCTTGGTTCTTGTTTTATATATAAGCGTATACAATCTATAGAACAATACTCTGATATTATAGTTGCTGAATATACAGGTAGACCTAAATCAGCAGAAGAGTTCTATGAGAATGTAAGAAAATTATTGCTGTATTACAATGCTAGAGCAATGTATGAGAATCAAAACAAAGGTATCTTTGTTTACTTTACTAATAAGCATTGTGACTACTTACTAGCTGATTAGCCTGATATTATAAACGATATTGTTGGCAACTCTAAAGTGAACAGAAAGAAGGGTTGTCATATGAATAAACAGATCAAACAATGGGGGGAAGGTCTAATAAAAGATTGGCTAAACGATGAGAATTCAGTTGGGAAAAAGAATCTATATAACATAATGTCTGAGCCCCTACTTGAGGAGTTGATTGCTTATAATGATGTCGGTAACTTCGACAGATGTTTAACGAAAGGTACTTTAATCACAACGGATAAAGGAGATGTACCTATAGAAGAAATATGCAGAGGAGACTTAGTACTAACAGACAAAGGCAATTATAAACCTGTTACCTGGACAGATAAGCACGTTCATGATGGTAATATCGTAACTCTATAGTATTCTGGAGATTATTAGAAATTAATTTGTACAGATAACCACCCTATCTTGGTTAAGTATACAGATAAGTTATCACATAAGTTCAGAAACTTAAACAGTCTAAGAGAGAACTTTCTAAGAGCAGATCAATTAAATTATAAATATCAATTTGCACTAGTACCTAAGAGGAGTATCGAGAGTAAGCCAAGAACTATAAATGATGGAATGTTATATTTACTTGGATGGATCATGGGAGATGGATATTGCAACCCCAAGAGTAACGAAGTAAAAATAACATACTAGTTAGACCAACTGAAATGCGCAGAATAGTGCAAACAAATAATTGAAGAATTCGACGACTCTGTTCCTTGTAAAATAATAAAAGATAAATCTAAAAACTGTTACAGATTATTTGTGTATTCTAAAAAATTACATAAGTTAGCAACTAATTTTGGTTGTATACCGAATAATAAGAAAATTAATTACACAGTATATAACAATCATGCTGATCTAATACCGTTTGTATTAGGTTTATTAGAAGCTGATGGACATTAGAAATATAATGTAAATTACGATGGTCGTAATAGAAACGCTATAGAAATATCTACCATTTACGAAGAATTACTAAGACAAGTAAGGCAGATATTAATTGATAATGGTATTTACTCTACTATTAGAGAAATAAAGCCTAGGAATGGTAAAAGATAGGTTAATTTACAAATAAATGGAGAGTATGTTCATAAGTTATTGGATTATTACTCTTATGATGAACCTAATTCTAGTTACCCGATATTTTCGTATAAGTTTAAACAAATAGAGTATAAATATACTAAATCTGTATGCCTACAGGACAGTAGAGGTTTCTGGGTGCCAATTAAGCTATTAGAAAGTAAAGAAACTACTGATACTGTGTATAATATAGAAGTACAAGATGACCACACTTACGTTGCAAACGGTATAGTTACCCATAACTGTATGGCTCTAATTCAAGTAATGATTTATAGAGAATAGCTTTATAATATCAAAGTAAAAGAAGTAAAAAAAGAGAATAGAAATAGGGTATTATTTGAAGGCCCTATATTTACTCAACAGTGGTTTCATGACGATGAAATTACTGACAATATCGAAGCATATATGTTTTAATTATGAAAAATATTAATCAATTTCCACTTTAGAAACTTCCGATGTCTAAAAAGACAAAAGACTGGAAAGAAAGTTGTCTAGACTACATTATAGGTCACAGCCAAGGAGGATCTAGAAATGGTAATACTAGAACTAGAAAGGAGGAAATGTAGACATATTATGATCTTTATAATAGTATTTATAATGAAAAAGATCTAAAGTATGTTACTAATCCTTTTAAACAGCAGGATGGTTTTCCTGCAATGGCCCAAGACTATAATATAATTAAACCTAAAATAGACCTCTTATTAGGAGAAGAAACTAAAAGGCCATTTAATTTTAGAGTAGTGCGTACTAGTGAAATAGCTGCCAGTGAAATGTAGGATAAAGCTAAACAAATGCTTATAGACTACATTTAGGCTACTATCATGAGTAAATTAGGTCCAGAAGAGCAAGCCAGATACTAGGAAGCTTTACAATCAGGTGAGATTATGCCCCCTGAATAGATACAAAAATATATGAGTAAAGACTATAAAGATGTAGCTGAAATAACTGCATATCATAGCCTTAATTATTTAAAGAATAAATTGAATATTACTCATGAATTCTATAAAGGTTGGAAGGATGCACTAATAGGTGGAGAAGAAATCTATTATGTGGGTATAGTAAACGGAGAACCTTGTTTAGAAAGAATCAATCCTATATACTTTGACTATGATACTGATACGTCTGATCTTGAATTCATACATGAAGCTCAATGGTGCTGTTACGAGATGGTAATGTCTATTACTGATATATATGACAGGTTATACGATAAGATGTCAGAAAAGCAATTGAATGAGTTATTAGATATGATGGACGATAGTTCTAAAGGAGGAATAACTCCAGAAGTAAGAAAGACTTCTTTAGATTATCCTCATATCAAAACCCATAGCATTAACGGATTCTCTTCTAACCCATTTGAAGAAGCAGATAACGTTCATGTATGGCACTGCTGTTGGAAATCATTTAAAAAGATAGGTTTTGTAACTATCATTAATCCTGAAACAGGGTTACCTGAAGATTATCAGGTAGACGAAACCTATAAAGAAACTGGTAACGAAATCAACGTAGAATGGAAATGGATTATAGAAGTATGGGAAGGATATAGAATAGGAGAAGACCTATATATAGGTATCGAACCTATAGAATATCAACCTATATCTGCAGATAATCCAAATGCACAAAGATTACCGTATACAGGTGTGATATATAATAACACTAATAGTAGACCACGTAGTTTAGTTAGTATGATGAAGCCGTTACAATACATGTACATTGTACTTTGGTATCGTCTAGAATTAGCTATGTCTAGAGATAAAGGTAAAGTCGTTACTATGGATATTACTTAGATACCTAAGTCTATGAATATAGACGTATCTAAATGGATGCATTACCTATCAGCTCTTGGTGTTAATTTTGTTAATCCTTATGAGGAAGGATGGGACATACCTGGTCGTGAAGGAGGTAAACCATCTCAATTTAATCAAATTACAGCTCTAGACCTTACTATGGCTAATACTATAGATCAGTACATTAATTTAATGGACAAGATCGAAAGTATGCTATCTGAAATATCTGGAGTAAGCAAATAGCGTGAAGGTTCGATTGCGTCTAATGAATTAGTAGGTAATGTAGAAAGATCTGTGGTACAATCTGCGCATATTACCGAACCTTGGTTCTGGATACACAATCAAGTAAAGAAAGAGTGTATCACAATGTTATTAGATACAGCTAAGTTTGCTTGGAAAGATAACAAGACCTGTATTCAATATATACTAGATGACGCTACTAGAGCATTCTTAACTTTGTCTGATAACTTCTTCTATGAAGATTACGATATATTTGTAGAAGATACTACTAAGAATCAGCAGTAGATTGAAGCTCTTAGAAATCTTATGCAACCAGCTATGCAAAATGGCGCTAGTCTACTTGACATTGCTGAAATTATCACTATGGATAATGTTACTATGATCAAGAATAAACTTGAAGAAATAGAACAGAAGAGAATGGAACAGCAACAACAAATGGAACAAGCTCAAGCAGAAAGAGACCAGCAATTAGCACAGATGCAAAATGAAGTTAAAGAAGAAGAGCTCATGCTTAAAGAGGCTGAAATGGATCTTAAGAAGTATGAAATTGATTCTAATAATGCTACTAAGATTACCGTGGCTCAATTAAACGCTTATCGTGGATCTGAAAATATGGACCAAGACAACAATGGTATCCCTGATGTCATCGAAATAGGTAAGCAAGCTATTGAACAACAGAAAGTTAACTCTGACGCTGCATCTAAGCAATTTGAGTTGAATAATAAGAAACGTGAAATTGAAATGAAACGTGATATTGAGAATAAGAAGATTCAACTTGAAGAAAAGAAGATGAAGCAGGAAATGGAATTACAGAAACAAAAAGATGCAGAAGCATACAAGAGAGAACAGCTTAAAACACGTACAGCTCTGAAGAATAAAGTAACAGGAGAGAAGTAATATGAAGATAATTAAAAATAAATTTATACCATTTAAAGGTTATAAGTTGATAAATCTGTTTGGCGTTATATTCTAGAGAAACGACGCTGTAGTTACAATGACAGAGTATAATCATGAGAAAATCCATTTGAAATAGATGCAAGAAATGTTGTGGATTGGTTTCTACT